CAAAGGACGCGCCGCTGACCTTCACGTATGCCAACTACCAAAGCCCCGCGCAGACGACGCAGACCGTCGATAACTATGGTGTGTTTGGCGCATCCGGGAAAACACTGACAGACATAAACACCGATGTATTCGGCGCTGGCAATATTAACCTCGGCGGAACCAACTTCCTAAGCCGCCTCGCTACGGCCGGCGTTACTCCAAAACTCGTGTTCATGCACGCCCTCCTTGAGAACTCGATCACGCAAGGCCATTCTGTCTCGACTATGAAAGGCGATCTGCTGACGCTGATCGACAAATTGCAGACGACGTGGCCGGGCGTGAAGATCCTGATCGGGACGCCGCACCCCTCATTCGGCTACACCAATCAGAACGGCGGAAACGGCACGGGGAATTACATTGCCAACTACATTGCAATCCGTGATTTTGTGCTGAGCCTGGATGATAGCGTGAATATTTTTGTCACGCGCCAGGATGCGTATGAAAATCAGAGCCTTCCAGGAATGCCGCTCGGAACGACGGCTGCGCCGATCTATACCGACGCTGGACCGCATCCCAACTTCAAGGGCGCAGTCCTCAATGCGCGCCGACTGGCAGCGACAATCAACCGGATCGCAAATAGTTTCTATTCGACACTTGCGCAGGTCAGCGCGAATAAATTTTTACTGGGATCGGCGGCAGCGAGCGGAATAAATGTAACCGGCACGGTGCCGACTGGCTTATCGATCACGGGCACCACACTTGCAAACTATACCGCCGTTGCGGAAACCCCCGGCGCACTGCTATCCATTACACCGCTCGCCGCAGTAGCAAATCAGGAATTCCAGTACGTATCGATTGCTACCTCCACACAGACCAATGGTGCTAATACTCTGTTCAGTTCCGTGATGCAGTTCGAGTTGGTCAGTGGTGCGGAAAACATGAGGATGATCATCCCGTTTTTGCGCTTGATCGGAGCTACGGGGAATCCGTTTTTAGCCTATTTGAACCCAACCTCTGCAGAGCCTGACCCGGATTTCCTTAATGGTGATGTACTCACATTCCGCTCGCCGCCATTGGTGGCAAATACTACCGTCTACGCGGGAACGCTTACTTCGGTCACGCCGTACTGGAATGTGAAGATGAAGGCCACAACCGGGAAGCTGACCTATCGCGTCAAGAAAATGATGTACGAAGTCGCTGTTGCTTGACCGCGCTGATCGTCAAGCATCAACGGATAAGCAGACCGAAATCACCAGCCCGCCTGAGCAATCTCTCACCATTAAATGAAACTTAAAGGAACCTATGACAGTAATAGACCCAACAACATCAATTGGCAAGATTAGGCTTCGTATAGGTGATTGGAGTGACTTGCCAATCCTGCCTGACTCTGTAATTAACTCTGCTCTTGAAGATTGCAGTGATAATGTTCCAAGAGCAGCAGCACTATGCGCTCAATACATCTTAGCTACTTTGACAGCTAAGACGCATAGGAAATTAGCACAGATTGAAACGTGGTCAAATGAACAATTTGATAACTACGTACAATTCATTAAGCTAACAATTCTCAATCCACATCTTATGTCTGTATCTCCGGTTCCCTACGTGAATACTACAGAAGATCATCCATTGATTGCATTCATGGATGAGTGGAACGAAGAATACTCTTGTACAACATTTGAATTTTAAGAGGTTCTATGGCTGACCTCTCAGATTTTCAAAAAGCTATAGCTGAAATGATAGCAGATTTCGGAGACACCGTTACCTACTATCACCAAAAAGGGAACAACCCTTACGATGCTTCAGATACGTCTATGGGTACATATGATCCAACTACAGGTACTTTCACTGCTGACGTAAATCAGTTCTCCGTTAAAGGTATTCTGATGGATTTACAACTGAAGCAGAACGGCATGGGTGTTCAAAGCGGAACAATGATACAAGAAGGGGATAAGGTTCTTTATCTTGTTCCTTCTGCTGACATGCTTGAAACCACTACTCCTGCTGGATTGTACACAGAGAATGTTGCAGCAGACAGAGTGAAAGTTGGTGCTGTTGATTATAAGATTTTCAATGTCAAGGCACTTGATCCAACAGGCACAGGTGCGATTCTCTACGAATTTTACTTGAGGCGATAATGGCTACGGGTTTTGGTGCATCGGTTGCTAAGAATAGTCAGAAGTTGTTAGAGAAGGCAGAGCATCGTATCCAAATTATAGCTCATGAATTGTTTGTAGCAATCGTAAAGACCACACCAATTGATAAAGGGCTGTTGATCAATAATTGGTTTCCTGAAGTTGGTTCTAGCTTTTCTTCAAATACTACGAGCAGTGCAGATAAGGCTGGTGGTGGGAGTCTTGCCCGTATTAATTCAGTTGTTAAGGTTGGGAATTCTAATTTTAAAAGTGAGATTTCCTACACACTATCTAACAACATACCGTATTCGTATCTTGCGGAAGTAACTGGCTGGAATCCACCACAATGGAAGGGTACACCACCTTATCGAATGGTAGCACTTTCACTTCAAGCAGTGGCGGCTAAATACAGATGAGTAATTCAATAATCAGAGCCGAATTGGAAACACGGCTTAAAACTTGGGCTGATGCTCAATCACCAAAAATACCAATTGCATTTCAGAACGTACCTTTCACAAAGCCTACAACATCTGGAAGCGTATTTTTAGAATGTTTTCTTATTCCCAACGTAACAATGAACATTGAATTAAGTGGTCAGCGTAGTACGTTGTATGGAATTTTTCAAGTCAACTGTTGGGTGCAACAAGGAAAAGGTATGAAGGCTGCAGAGACACTTGCTCAGTCTGTAATTGATATCTTCCCCATGCTCCCAAAAACAGGTGATGTATCTATCGAAGGCACTCCAACTGCTGAACCATCATTACTTGATGAATCAGGGTGGGTTGTTGTACCTGTAACAATTAAATATCGATACGAGAGAGTATCGTAATTATAAACTTTAATTAAAGGAAATACACATGGCTGTTATGACATCTGCCGGTTCTAAACTGTACATCGCTACCGGCGTACCTACTACTTACGATCAAGCTGGCTTTGAAGCTGTTGGTCTGACATACGTTGAAGTTGGTGAAATCACTGACTTGGGTGAATTCGGTACTGAGTATTCGGTAGTGAATCATACCGCACTTGGTCAACGTCAAGTTAAGAAGTTCAAAGGTTCTTATAACAACGGTTCTCTGCAACTGCAAATGGGCCGTGACACTGACAACACTGGTCAAACTGCTCTGATCAATGCATTGGATTCGGATGCTTCGTTCTCGTTCAAGGTTACTCTGCAAGACGGTACGAAGAACTACTTCACTGGCAAAGTAATGAGCTATAAGACTTCGGTTGGCTCTGTTGATCAAATCACTGGTGCTACCACTACGATTGAAGTGGATTCGGACATCGTTGAAATTTAATAACTAGTTTTCTCATTAATGAGAAATTATAAGGTGGCTCTTTGAGTCGCCTTATATTTAATTATTTAATGCTCCAAAGAGAGCAACTATTTAATCTACCAGAAAGGTAACAAAATTATGTTTAATCTCGATTCCCTGTCCCTGAAGGACACTGTTGAACTGCAACTGCGCCATCCTGTCACTGATGAACTCTTGTTCGCTGACGAAGAAAAGAAAGAGCAGGTTGCTATCGTGTTGTATGGCACGAGTTCAGCACAATACCGTAACGCTGTTACGGCTATGCAAAACCGCCAGCTTAAACGTGGCAAGAAACAAGTGAGTGCAGAAGTGATGCGTGAAGAGGGTATTGACCTGCTTGTTGCTTGCAGTGAGAAAGCTATCAATCTCTCCTACAAAGGTAAGCCAGTTGATAACGATGCTTCCTTCCGTGAACTATACAGTGACCCCGCATTTGGTTGGCTGAAAGACCAAGTTGATCAAGGATTAGGAGACACTTCTAATTTTTTGAAGGCATAAAGGAGTCTCTATTTCTCCATATGCGTCACTTAGGATGGCTGCATGCCACTCCTGAAGGTTCTAAAGTGTCTCGTCTAAAATCTTACAAGGCTTTAGACGAGAACTCATCATTTCTAAAACTCCCCAAAATTGAAGGTGCAGAATACTTAGTATCTCTGCTACATGAGGCCGGTTTATGTTCTGCTACAGGGATGGGAATATTCCCTCTCCCTTGGCAAGAGATTGAAAGCTGGCTTGAAGTCACTGGACTAGAATTATCTACTTGGGAAAAACTCATGATTAAAGAGATGAGTGAAGCCTATGTAGGAGAATACAATCAAGCGTCAGCAAAAGATCGTCCTGCTCCATATACGTATGTGGAAGAAACGATTGATCGTGAAGCTGTAGCTAACAAACTGAAATCTGTGTTCCGTTCAATGAAGAGGAAGAAGGAACCTAAAGACGAATGAGAAAATAAGGACTGAATATGGCAGGTGTTGATGTTTCTACCCTACAGATTAAAGTTGTATCTGATGGTATAAAAGATGCTTCTACGGCTCTTAGCGGCCTTAGCACATCTGCAAACAATGCAGAAAAACGAGTAACAAAACTTACTGACTCTATTAATAAATTAATCGGTAGCTCTAACTCTGCTACTGCATCTGCTAATAATCTAGTGAATGCCTTGCGTAATGTGTCTAATGCAAGTGGTGTAACAAGTGGAAACACATCTGCACTGCAAACCGTTATGGCACAGTTGCTTGGTGTTACATCTAAGATGGCAACTGACATTGAGAAGATGGCTAATTCCTTCTCAAACAGTAATAGTAGAATCAACAACAATACCCAAGCCATCAGAACTAACACCAACGCCATGAAAGATGCTCATGCAATGGCTCGTGGCTTGACAGGCAGCTTAGGTGTGTTGTGGATGACCTACGGTAATATGGTTCCTCTAGCAGTTGGTGCTGCTATTGGTACAGCTTTTAAAGGTATTGTTTCTGTAGGTGCTGATGTAGAGCACACACTTGAAGGTATTCGTGTACGTGGTATTGAAACTGTAGAATCCATTAATGCAATGCGTGACTCCATCATGGAGTTAGGTAAGGGTGTTTATGGACCTAGAGAAGTAGCTAAAGCATTTGAAGTATTGGTGTTAGCTGGCTTGAATGCAAATCAAGCTATGGCTGCTATTAAAGATGCCCTCAACTTAGCTACGGTTGGTGGAACGACAATTGAGAAAGCTGCTGAAACACTTGTGCAGGTTGGTACAGCCTTGAACTATGATGCAGCAGCATATGGGCGTATAGCAGATGTAATTGCGATGACTGCTGCTGCTTCTATGTCGTCGGTTGAGAGTGTATCTGAATCGTTCAAGGCTGGTTCAGTAGTTGGTAAGCTGTACGGTGCTACTATTGTTGACATTGGTACGGCATTCGCTGCACTGTCTAACCTTGGTATTAAAGGTTCTGCTGCTGGTACTGCGTTGAAAAACTTTTATTCGCAATTAGCAAGTGGAAGCGATAAAGTTACTCTTGCCTTGAAACAAATTGGTCTATCAATTGACGATCTAAAAGACAAGCAGGGCAACTTTAAATCTCTGACTGATGTATTCCAAATTCTATCATCTCACTTAGATACCCTTAGCGAGAAGAACCAAAAATTAGCCATCTCTATGTTGTCAAATGAGCGTGGTGCTAAGGTGATGGTTGAGGGTCTTGACCTAATTCGTAAGAAGACAGAAGATGGTGGCAATGCTTGGGAAGCATACGCAAAGAAGATTGACGAATCCTGGGGTTTTACAGCTACTGGTGCTGCAGCAATGGCTTTAACTATTGAGGGACAACTTAAGTCTGTCAAGAATACTCTTGAAACACAATTTCTAGGTGCATTCCAAAACATTCAACCTCAAATCTCGTTAATAGCAACTCAACTCAAAGCAGTTTTTAACTCTCCTGAGTTCCAAAAAGGAATTGAGAATATTGCAGTTGCTTTAGCTAATTTTGGTTTAGGGTTGGCTAATAACATTGGCTTGATTAAGACTACTATTGAGTTGTTCCTTGGCTTTAAAGCAGTATCGTTCGTTGTTGGGTTGGTTACTGGTGCTGCTGAAGCATTCTTAATTCTTAGAAACGCTATGTTAGCATCTAGAGCAGCAGCTATAGCCTTTCAAGTATCTCTTGGTGTTGTTGGTATTGCACTCGCCATTGCTGGTGCTGCATTTGTCAAATACAAACTAGCTAAAGATGATGCTAATGATACTACCAAATCTGCTACCAATTACATTGATGATTTCAATGGTAAGCTAGATGAAGAGGCAAAGCGTCTGCGTACTCAGATTGACTTGATGAAGCAGGGCAAAACTGCTGCTGAAGCTGAAACAGAAGCATTACGGCAAAGGCAACTAGCGATGGTGTTCTCGCAAGGGCAATCTGCTGTTGATGCTGCTACTAAGAAGGTTGATGACTTAAGGAATTCTCTAACCCCTGCACAACAACGTGCATATGAGCAAGCTAAGGCTCAGGGGTTGGATCAAATTGCGGGTGTGCTTAACACTAGGGTCAACCAAGTCTTAGCAGCAGAGAAAGAGCGTGATAAAGTTCTTGCTGGTGTTAAGGAGAAGTATGCTACTACTATCCAGCAGCAACAAGAAGTAACTGCATTAGCAAAAGAACAAGCAAAGATTGCTGCCGATCAAGCGAAAGGTAAACCAAGAGAAACTGGTGATGATCCTTTCGCTATGAAGGTTGACAAGCATGGAATCTCTGAAGCTAAGAAAGAGTTGGATGCTTACGTAAGTAAGATGGAAGACTTAAGCACTGCTATTACAGAACAAAAACAGCTTCAAATGAGTATGAGGGAGTATGGACCTAATTACGACAAGCTAACTAAAGGTGCGCGTGAAGAAATTGCCATTGAATATGAATTAGCTCAAATTCAAGAGCGTCGTAAGAATGGTGAAGCGAAAGCTACTGATGCTGCCTTGGAAAAGCATCTGTTGTTGGAAGTTGTCAAAGCAAGAGAACTGAAAGCCATTGAAGAATATAACAACCGCATTAAGCAAGGTATAGAAGCAGAGCAAGACAACAACCGTAAGATGGAAACCCGTATCAGCAAAATGAAAGAAGAGGCTGATGCAATGGAAGCAAAGGTTGCTGCTTATGGTCAGTTGAAAGGTGCTGCAGAAGAACTTCAGTTGCAACAACTAATCGAACAACGGGATGGGCTTGCTCAACTAGACTTCATGAGCGAACAAGTTAAGAAGTTGGATGAGTTGATTGTTCAGTACAAGCGGTATGTCGAAGCCAAGAAAAACCTTGGTGGTCTAGAGCAAACTGATAAGGCTCGTGATGCTTTTGATAAAGCTCTTGACCCTGGTAAACTGGTTGAGTTTGGTGATGGTATGTCGAAGGCTTTTGGTGGTATTGGTCAAGCAATTGATAAAGCTGCTAAGAGCATGGATCAGTTTGGTAGAAAGCAGAAATCCATCGACAAGGCACGTAAGGAGATGGAAAAAGCAACCAAGATGGACTCCAAAGAGCGTACTGCTCGTGAAGCTGCATTAAGTGCTGCGACGTTGAAGAATGAAGTAGATATGTATGCTGACATGGCATCTGCTGCTAAAGGTTTCTTCAAAGAGAAGACGGTTGCTTATAAGGTGTTTGATGCTTTTGAAACTGGTTTGCGTTTAGCTCAGATTGTACTGACTTACCAAGAGATGCAAGCGAAAGTGAATGCATCTACGGTTGCTGCACAAGCTAAAAACTTAGAGGGTGCTGCGTCCGTTAAGAATGCTACCATTGACACTACAACTACAGGTGTACAAGTTGGCAACTCCATGACAAAAGCAGGTGCTTCTGTGATGGCTGGTGTAGCTAAGGCTTTTGAGCAATTAGGTGTTTGGGGCTTCGTTGGTGCTGCTGCAATCATAGCTTTCATGGCATCTATGGGTGTTCATTCTGGTGGTGGTAGTGGTACGTCTGTTCCTATTCACGAAGAGCGTCAAAAGGTACAAGGCACTGGCACTGTTCTTGGAAATGAATCTTCTAAGTCAGAATCTTTGTCTAAAGCTTTAGATGGCTTGAAAGATAGCTACAACATGGGTCTAGAATATTCTAGCAGAATGTTGATGGTGTTGCGTAGTATTAACGATGGTATCACTGGAATGGCTGCTTATGTAGCTCAAACATCAGGTTTGCGTGGCACTAAAGCTGATGAGTTGGCTGCTGGTGTTGGTAGCTCAAAGAGTTTCCTTGGGTTTAGTTCGTCTTCTACAGAACTTCGTGATTCAGGTTTGGTGTTTGATAATGGGCAAACTATCGCGTCTATTCGTGACATGGGTGTTGGTGTGCATGGATATCAAGACATTCACAAAGAGAAGAGCAGCTTTTGGGGATTGTCCAAGAGTTCTTCTGATGAACGTATTCTGTCTGAATTGAATGATGGATTGAAGCGTCAGATAGCCCTTACAGTTACAAATATTGCAGATGGTGCTATGGCTGCTGCCGATGCTCTTGGATTAGGTTCTGCAGAACTGAAATCTAAACTAGAAAACTTCGGTGTTGACATCGGTACAATCAGCTTGAAAGGTTTGTCTGGTGATGACCTAGAAAAAGAACTGCAAGCAGCATTTGGTAAGTTAGGGGATCAAATGGCAGAAGCTATTTCTCCAGGCTTCGCTCAATTCCAAAAGATAGGTGAAGGTGGTTTTGAGACATTAGTTCGTTTAGCTAATGGTGTTGAAGTTGCCAAGAATTCTCTTGATAACCTTGGCGTGACGATGATCAACTACAATGATATCGTCAACAAACATGGTGATATTGCCACTGAAATTATCCGTCAAAGTTTAGTATTGAAAGAAGCTGGTTCTCAAGTTGCTAACTTTATCAATGAAATGAATGGTAGCGCACAAGACTTGATCGATGCTTACAAGAAACTGATCGATGTTCGTAGTAGTTTGCAAGGTATGGGTTTAGGTGGTGATGTTACACGCAGCATGATTCGCGGCTCTGGCGGGTTGGATGAATTGCAATCTAACTTGAATGAGTTCATGGGTCAGTTCTACAGTGATGCAGAGAAGCAAGCGATTGCGATGTATAAACTACGTCAACAGTTCAATGCTCTCGGTGTAGCAATGCCAACAACTAGGGATGGTTTCAAATCTTTAGTTGCTCAATTAATGCTTGGCAATGATCAGAGTCAAGAGCTAGCTGGCAGGGTAATGGTGCTGTCTGGTGCATTTGCTGATGCAACTCAAGGGATGGAAGATAGCATTGACGATGCTAGAAGTGCTTTGAGAGATGCATATGGCAAAGAAGCTGACTCTTTGCAAAACCTGCAAGAGAAGATGCAAGGCTTCAGTGATTCTTTGAAAGAGTTCAAGAACTCTCTAATCATGGGCGACATGTCTCCGTTGTCTACATCTGAGAAGTACGCTACGGCATTAGCCAAGTACAATGATATCTCTTTGAGAGCACAAGCTGGTGATGCTGATGCAATTAGTCAGTTCCAGGCCGCAGCTAATGACTTGTTGAAATACTCGCGTGATGTGTACGCTTCTGGTGCTACATACATGCAGGATTTTGAACGGGTATTGAACGAAACTGCTGCTGTACAGCAAAATGCTCAAAGCCAAGCAGATAATGCAACTCAACAACTTGATCTTCTGAAGCAACAAGTTGGTAAGTTGATTGACATTGACGATAGCGTTAAGACGGTGGCTCAAGCAATCCTTGATCTACAAGCTGTGATGAATGGCATGCCTACAACAGCTAGTGTTGATGGCTCTCATGCTGGTGGTTTGTCTTACGTTCCTTTTGATGGCTATATTGCTGAACTCCATAAGGGTGAAGCTGTATTGACAGCACAAGAGAACAAAGAGTATCAGATGAACTACTCCAACTATGGTACTGCTAACACGGTGGCTTTGGTTAGCGAGATTAAATCTCTGCGTGAAGAAGTGAAGCAACTACGTGCAGATCAAGCACAGCAAACGTCTAGCCTCATCGCAAGCAATTATGACGCAAGTGAGCGTAATGCTAACACTATCGTTGAAGGTACTAAAGAGGCTGCTGTTGATGCTGCTTATTTGGAAAGAACGAAGATAGGACTTAATTAACGTATGACTGATGAACAATTTATAGCATGGTTGAAAGATACTACAGCTATTCGTTGTGTTCTGATAGAAGTAGATGTTAAAACAGGAGGCGTGGAAACGACACGCCTTTTGTCTAACAAAGGATACGTCACTAGCCCTAGTGACACTCCTGCTAATACACTTTACGCTCCCTATATCGTTGGAGGAATTAAATTTACAGAAACTCTCAGTTTAGAGGGTAATGCAAGTTTATCCTTCGGTGATATTGAGATTGATAATCTATCAGGAGACAGAGATTCATGGTTAGATGATATCTGGAATAATCGTGCTATCAAAGTGTTCATTGGAGATGTACGTTGGGTTAGGGCTGACTTCCGTCAGATTTTCGATGGCTTAGTTGTCAGTATTGATACAAAATCTAGGGGCAGGTTGAATCTAAAAGTTGCAGATAAGATGCAACGATTAAATACTCCTGCCACTGAGAATAAACTAGGTGGCTCAACAACAAATAAAGATAGGCTAATCCCGCTTTGCTTTGGAGAGTGCCACAATGTTGAACCCTTACTAGTTGATCCATCTGTTAATGAGTATCAAGTTCATGATGGACCAATTGAAGGGATTATTGAAGTAAGAGACAACGGTGTTCCGGTTGATTTCACTCCATTGCTCACCCTTGGCAAGTTTAGGCTTGCTGCACAACCAGCAGGACAGATTACAGCAAGTGTGCAAGGTGATAAACCGGATACATATGTAAATGACGTTGCAAACCTCATAAAACGGCTTGTAACGGGTTTTGGAGATGTAGATAAGCGTTTCACCCTAGACGAGTTAGAAACGGCTGCATTCGATGATTTTGCAGCTTCTAACACACAGCCTGTAGGGTTGTATTTAAAGGATAGGGCAAACGTTGTTGAATGTTGCAATCAATTAGCAACTAGCGTTGGTGGAAGGGTGTTGATTAATCGTAGCGGTAAGCTAACTCTGATTAAGCTAACCTTACCACGTAGCGAGAGTGGAACCATTGTTGAAGCAAAGGACATGGTTGCTCAAACACTAGCTGTATCTCAGCTTCCCGCTGTTGTAGCTGGTGTTCAAATTGGTTACTGCAAGAATTGGACTGTACAAACCAACCTACAAACAGGTATCCCTGCAGATCATATTGATCTGTTTGCTCAAGAGTGGTTGACAGTCACTCGCTCTGACACATTGACACAAAGCGACTACAAAACATTTGTAGAACCTGCTATGCAAGAAACCTTGTTGCTAACAGCTTCGGATGCTACAGATGAAACACTTCGTAGGTTGGATATGTATAAGGTGCAGCGCAAAGCCTATAAATATACGGGCATGCCACATTTGATGCTTGAACAACTAGGTGCTAGTCAAACAATAAAGCACAGTAGGTTTGGTTTATCTGATGGAGTGACAGGGCAAATCATTTCGTTAGCAACAGATTGGTTGAATCCGCACATCACAGTTGAGGTATTGGTGTAATGGCTACAATAGTTAATGCTCGTGACATACTGTTGCAGGCTACTTCACCACGAGTAGCAACTGTTACAGCATCGTCTAATATTGTTGTGAGCCAGGATCAAGTTGAAGGTCTTGGTTTAATTGTTCAAGGGTTAAGATCAGTATCGCTCAGTGCTAGTTCTCAAGTATTCGTAGTTCCTAACTCTGGTTCTGTTTACCCTACATCAATTGTAATTGCTGTAACTCTTAAGAGCCTCACAGCAACTCCTACGGTTACTGTAACTAGTGGCACAATCTCTCCTGCCCCTACGATAGTAGATGGTGTAATCACTATCGCTAACGGGGATATGACAACTGATGATGCCACGATTAAAGTATCTGTTACGCAAGATGGCACTACCTACTCTGATGAAGTCAGTATTATCAAAGCAAGGGAGAGTGCAACTACCACTGTTAAAGGTTTTCTGACTAACGAGTACCATCATCTACCCTGCGACAATTTAGGGAATGTAATTAATTATAGCGGCGCATCAGGGACGTTTAAAGTGTATCAAGGTTCGTATGATATTACGAATACATGCACATTCTCTATCCCTGTTGGTGGCAATCCTGATGGATTGGTTTATACATTAAACTCCACTACTGGAGCGTACTCTGTCACTAAAGGGTTTGATACTGGCGAGACTACTGTAACGCTCACCATAAGGGCAACCTTTGGTGCAACAACGCTAGATAAGACACTAACACTGGTGAAAACCCTTTCAGGTTTAGCTGGTGCGCGGGGTTCCATGACATTCTATGTTGCCCTTACTGGAACAACAAATACTTATTCTGACACGTTAGCAACCACTACAGCTAGTATTAATGGTGGTCCTGTATTAAATGACACAGTCACACAATACAATAACTCACAAAACTTCTCTCAAACTAAATTCTGGAATGGTGACGAATGGGTTGTAGTTAATGCGGTAGTTGATGGTAATTTGCTTGTCAGTGGAACGGTTGGTGCATCGAAGATTAGTGTAACCAGTTTGTCAGCGATTAGCGCAAACATTGGTAACATTACATCTGGTGATATTTACAGTGTTACTTTACATGGTGGCGCTGGTTATCCTACAGGTGCATACGCATGGCCTACAGGAAGTGTTAATGGTGGTTTCCATTTAAGTGCAGCAGGCTTGCTTATTGGCAATGCCAACAGTGGCAAGTATTTCCAAGTTGAGGCTAGTGGGAATGTCTACGCTCCTGCATTTAGCATCGTTAATGGTACAGCTACATTCTCTGGTACGTTATCTGCTGCTTCAGGTAATTTTGCTGGTGCTGTGTATGGCGGTTCTTATACATCTGCCTATGCATGGCCTGCAAACGGTGCTGGCGGTGGATTCCATTTAAGCAGTTCTGGACTCTTGCTAGGCAACTATAACCAATGGGCAGCAAATGGGTCCATCGGCTTCCTACAGATTGAAAGCAGCGGCGCGATAGCTTCTCCACAATTCAATGTCACATCGGCTGGCAATGCAACATTCAGTGGTGCATTGTCAGCGGCTTCTGGCACGTTCGCTGGAACACTCACGGCAGGGGCTATTAATGCAGTCAATACGATCAACCTTGCTGGTAATGCTGTAACCGTTCCCTCTGTAGCAAGTTCCGCTAGTGGAACAGCCTCTCTCACTATTACACCATCTGGCGGGACACTGGCTATATTTGCCATTGGGAAGGGAACACTGAGTGGTTCAACTGCTTTCTTAAATATTAAGAAGAATGGTTCAGTGGTTGATCAATCCACGGTGGATGGAACGGGTTCTGGCTTGGCGCATATTTTGGATTTTTATATTGACACTCCGCCAGCGGGTGTGTCAGTAACATACACTGCGGAACTTAGTGGTGGTATCTCTGCTTCAGAGACTCGCATTTATATTCAGGAAGCGAAACGATGAAGAATTTTATTGTTCACAACACCGTTGGAGAAATCATTCGGTGCGGTGTTTGCCAAGATGGTGATCTTCAGTTGCAAGCACAAGAGGGCGAGTTTGTCATTGAAGCTGTTGGAGATTTTAACACTGGCTACGTTGCTGATGGTGAATTTGTTCAATACACTGCTGAAGAATTGCAACGTAAAGCACAGCCAAAGCAAGGGTTTGTTTGGTCAGTGACTACTCGTGATTGGGTAGATGTTCGTAACTTAGATGCTGCTAAAGATCAAGCATGGGAACGAATCAAACGTGCAAGGACTAAGCAAGAAAATGCTGGATTTATTTATAACAACATCTTGTATGACTCTGACCCTGTTTCAGTGCAAAGAATCGCAGGAGCAGCACAGTTAGCACTGCTTGCCCAACTTGCTAATCAACCATTCAGTATTAATTGGACTGTTGCTGACAATAGCGTAGTTACGCTTGATGCACAAGGGATGATAGCTGTTGGGCAAGCCCTTGGTGTACATCTTGATACGACCTTCCAAAAGGGACGCACTTACCGTAATCAAATCGCAGCACAAACTAGCATAGCAGCACTTGATGCAATTGATTGGGAATAAAAATGAACAACTTGAGAGTAGTATATGACAATGCCGCTGACAGAGCTACATTGTCTGCATCTTCAACTGCTGGTGGTCTTGTTGTAAATAACTTACTCACAGATTTCAAATCGGAAGTGTGGAGAAGTACATCAACCACAGCAACATTAACAATCACATGGGCTACTGCTGAAATCATTGGTATGGTAGCTCTAGCATTTTGTAGTTTATCGCCGCTTGCCACATTCAGAGTAAGAGGGTATGCCCATGCTGCTGACACAACCCCTTTAATTGATGTTACTGGATATGCTTGTGAAGGAAGTGATTTAACTAGCTTTAATTGGGGTAGTGAGCCATTAGGAGTCAATGCTTATTCATATGGTGGTGGAACTTATGGTGTACTTTGGTTTACTCAAGATGCTTATGAAAAACTAGTAATTGATATCGTTGATAATACTAACACTCTCGGTTATATCGAAGCATCTAGGGTGATATGCGGGAGTTATTGGAGTCCGACATACAACGCTGAGTACGGTGTGCAAGTCGGTATCACTGACAACAGTAAACAAGAGCGCACTGATGCAGGGGATTTGAGAACAGACCGTGGAACGATTGCTAAGACATTAAGTTTTGATGTTAGTTTCCTCACTTCCCAGGATAGGAACAAGGTGTACAACATCCTAAGAGGGAACGGTTTATTTAGACCTATTTACGTTAGCCTCACTCCTGAAGCAGATGACCCTACAGAAGAGCAAGTGTTCCAGATATACGGAAAGATGTCTAGGCAAGGCTCTATCAAATACCAATTCATAAATCAATTCAGTTCAACGATTGAGATAGAGGAACTATAATGTCAACAAGGTTTTATACCGGACAAAAAGATTACGTCATTCAATTGAACGAGATGGATGATGTTCTTGCACTCATCGCTGCTGGCTCGTTCGAAGGCACAACTGTCACTGCTGATGGTTTTATTGGTACGGCAACAAATGCAAATAATATAGCCATCACTGATGACACAGCAACCAACGCATCAGTGTATCTTACTTGGGTTGGTGGTGCATCAGGCAATCAAGCAGAGAAAGTTTCTAGCACAAAACTCACATTCAACCCATCCACAGGTATCTTATCCGCTGTTGGGTTATCTACAAGTGGTAATGCAACTGTTGGTGGGAACCTCACTGTCACTGGAAACTTAACGATTAATGGTACAACCACTACAGTTAATTCTACAACAGTCACAGTAGATGATCCGATCATCACGCTCGGTGGTGATACTGCCCCTACAGTTGACGACAATAAAGATCGTGGTGTTGAGTTCCGTTGGCATAACGGCAGCACTGCTAAAGTAGGTTTCTTTGGCTTTGATAGAAGCACTCAGAAACTTACATTCATCCCTGATGCTACTAACACATCAGAAGTATTTACAGGCACAGCAGGAACGATTGTAGCCAACCTTGAAGGTAACGCATCGAACATCACTGGCAACCTAGCAGCAAATCAAGGTGGTGTACCTACTGGTGGTACAACAGGTCAAGTGCTGAAGAAGAACAGCAACAGCGATTATGACGCTTCTTGGCAAGTTGATGCTGGTGGTATGACCAACCCGATGACTGCCGCTGGTGATATCATCATCGGAGGTACTTCAGGCACTCCACAAAGGCTTGCTAAAGGAACTGATGGGCAAGTGCTTACAGTTGTTAGTGGCAATCCTGCTTGGGCAGCAGCTACAGGTGGAGGTAGTGGGACATTCACAGCTTCCGGTACGGCTCCATCCTCTCCTACTGCTGGTGATCGTTGGTTAGATACGACTACAGGGAGACAGTACACATACTTCTCCGATGGAGATTCATCTCAATGGGTTGAAACCGGCAATGTCATCAATGGTTCGCAAGCAGGGCAGGGTAACTTAGTGCAGGAAGTGGTGATCACTTCAGCAGCGACCAGCTATACGTTCGGCGGGTTGGATAGCAGTGTTGATGGTTGGTACGAACTGGAAATTGAACTTACTGGAGCGGTTGCGGCAGATATTCAAATTGGCATAAACGGTAATACCACAACCACAAATTACTGGACTGAATATAACTCCAGCAGTGGTACCACTATCACTTCAGGGAGAGCAAACAATAACAATGCTCTATATCACGGAGCTAATAGAGATATGCTTGGCAAGTTGTATTGCTCAAAACTGCCTAGCGGATATTTCGGATTCTCTTCTGAATTCACTGAGGGCATAAACACCACTACCCCTTACATTCAAAAGCAAGGTGGTGGTAGTACCTTTACGATATCCAATATTACCTCATTGACACTCACTGCTAGTGCTACTAATGGCATCGGTGTCGGCACCATCATGCGCCTGTACCGGGGAAAGTGGCAATCAAATGGTGGAGTCAAGACCAGCTTTAGAGTAGGGCGCTCAACATCGCAATCTATTTCAGCGGCAACATATACGCAAGTCGTGATGGATACGATTGCGCACGACATGCTATCCGAAACCGGATCGGATGGTACGTTCACTGCCAAGAATGCGGGCGATTATGTGTTTACGATGGGTGTCGTGGAAACGAATGCAACATCGGCACTTAGGATCAATCTCCTTTATGTGAATGGTGTTGAAAAATTTAGGGATATTCCTTGGCCTCCTAATCTGAGTACCGCAGTATCAATGCAGGCTATAACTACATTTCCAGTCGTCCGACTTAATGCCGGGGATACCGTAAAGCCGTATTACTACACCAGCACAGCAAATACGCTCTATGCAAGCCTTTCTGGTAATTATTTCAGTGGCTATAGGGTAGGAGTATAACAATGCCAAATATAAATTTTCCTTCAAGTCCCTCTACAGGGCAACCCTACAGTTTCGGCACCCGCACATGGGTCTTCAACGGCACTGCATGGGATTTACAAACAGTACGCTCCAATGTCTACACTCGCTCTGGCACCGCGCCATCGAACCCCACGGAAGGGGATCAATGGTTCGACATCACATCCGGCATTGAGTACACATGGCTAGGTGATGGGGATAGTTATGCATGGGTGGAAGTGGCAGGGAATGGGAGTACAAATACAAAATATATCGGATGCCGCGCCTATAACGATGGGACGCAATCGATTCCGAATAATACCCCTACCGCACTCACGTTTAATACTGAGGAATGGGATACAAACGACATTCACGACACCAGCGTTAATCCAAGCCGGTTCACAGTGCCATCGGGTATGGCCGGCAAATGGCGTTTTAGTTGGGGTGTGGACTTCGCCAACAACTCTACAGGCGTCCGGTACGGGCACCTGAAGAAGAACGGCACCACGAACGTTATTGGTTCCGTGGTGCAGTTGGCCACGATCCCCACCAATGGTGGGGATAGTCACTTTCACGGGACATCCACTGCCGATCTGGTGGCCGGTGACTATATCGAACTATTCGTGCTTCAAAACTCTGGCGGCGCATTGAATTCGGGCTATGCCATTGCTACCAATCGAGAGTTCGCCAACTTCATGGAAGCGCAATACTTGGGCGCATAAGGATAACAAATGGCAAACATAAACTTCCCTTCCAGTCCTGCCCTCAATGCTACTTATACGTTCAATGGCAGAACTTGGCAGTACAACGGAACAGGTTGGCAACTGCTGACTACCATGAGCGACGTAACAGCGACATCGTTGAATGGTGGGCAACTGGCAGGCCATCGTAACAAAATCATCAATGGCAACTTCGCTATCAACCAAAGAGCCGTATCAGGAACAGTGTCACTCTCTGCTGGTGCGTATGGGCATGATCGTTGGAAAGCTGGTGCATCTGGTTGCACTTATACATTCTCTACATCGGGTACAGACACCACCATCACTATCACTGCAGGATCGCTTCAACAGGTGATTGAAGGGGTGAATATCGAAGGAGGTAGCTATGTGTTGAGTTGGACAGGCACAGCACAAGGAAGGGTGAATAGCGGCTCCTATGGTGCTACAGGTGTATTGGCTACAGGGTTGACAGGCGGTTCTAATCAAACTATTGAGTTCAACACTGGGACAGTGGGCAAGGTGCAATTTGAAACCGGCACAGTGGCTACCCCATTTGAACGGCGACTTTATGGTGTTGAATTTACCATGTGTCAACGGTATTACCAGATCGTTGAGTGTGATCTATATGGTTATAACAACACGGGTGGGGCTTTAGCTTATGGGATCACGTGGCCTGTTCCTATGCGAGCTACACCTACTTGCACTTTTGCTGGTGGTAGTTACAACAATATGAGTGGTATTAGTGTAGCTAATGCGACTTCTACCAAAGGACGTATCGCCGCTACTATCACCACGACTGGTAGTGGGTACTTTGCCGATTGGGGTCTTACATTGAACGCGGAGCTATGATGTACAAATTAACGAAGTACGAAAGTATATTACGCTTAGATGATGGGGCTTTCATCCCAATGGATGAAGCTAATTCAGACTACCAAACCTATCTTGCATGGGTAGCTGAAGGTAACACCCCTGATCCAGTGGATACACTGCCTCTGGCAGATGTTAAAGCTGATTTAAAAGCTGATGTTGATGCTCAAATTGCTTCCATCTATGAAAAATTCCAAAGGTTTCAAATGGAATATACGAATAGAGAAGTAGCAGCACAAGCATTTAAAGATGCTGGCTATACAGGTGATCCAACTGTTTGGGTGAGTAGGTTCGCTGATAACAAAGGCATCCCCTATCAACAAGCTGCTGACATTATCTTAGCCCAGGCTTCTCAGTTGCGCGGAGCATTGCAACAACTAGGAGCCTTGAGGATGGATAAGTACTTGATTGATGCTACTGTAGATACTCCTTCAGCACAACAAGAGCATGACAACATCATCTCTCAAGTAAATCTAATAGCTTCGCAATTGTAATAACAAGCTAGGATTGCTCCTAGCTTTCTCTTTATAAGGCTAATAAGAATGACATTTAGAATTGCGTTTTATAAAGGTAAGGGAAGACTCTTTGATAATCTGATTAGGTGGTGGGAGAGAGGTCCATACAGTCATTGCGAGTTAGTATTCAGTGATGGTGCAACAGCTTCATCAACAGTGAAGAATGGTGTGCGTATCACTCGCAGGGTGATGCATGAAAATGATTGGGACTTCATTGAATTACCTGCTCATCTAGAGATTAGAGCAAGACAATGGTTTACAGAACACGAAGGGAAAGCATACGACTATTTAGGTGATATTCGCTTCATTTTTGATTTTCTTTCAGCAAGCAGGGATAAATGGTTTTGTTCTCGTGCTTGTGCTGATGCATTAGGAATTAAAGAAGCATGGCGATATGGGCCTAACACATTAGCGTCTGCTCTCCGTAGCTTTGTACCAGCTTCTTAACAATCCCGTTAGGAAGAATTTATTAGAGGAATGTATGGATGCTGAAACACGGCAAATGCTCTTGTGGTTGTTACAAGCAATTGGGGCAGGGTTTTGCTCAGTATTATGGGTAAGTTTTAGAGACTTAAAAACCAAGGCTGATAGGTTGGCACAAGAGTTCGCAGACTATAAAGTTCACGTAGCGGAGAATCATGCTACAAGGCGAGAATTGCAAGCGGCTATTGAAGCATTTAATAAATCATTTGAAGCGTTTTCTTCGAAACTTGAGATTAAACTTGATAGGATTGAAGTCAAGTTGGATAACAAACAGGATAAGTAATGGTCACAAAGGAACAATTACTAGTCATTATGCCTTTAGCGGCTAAAAGGGTAGACTTGTTTCTTGCGCATATCAACGCTGCGATGACTGAATTCGATATCAGTACGCCGGTAAGACAAGCGGCTTTCTTAGCTCAGATAGGGCATGAGTCAGCGCAGCTTAGGTATGTCAAGGAAATAGCCTCTGGAAGCGCGTATGAGGGCCGTAAAGACCTCGGAAACGTTATGCAAGGGGATGGTACTAGGTTCAAGGGAAGAGGGCTTATACAGGTTACAGGACGATCTAATTACGTGTCTGTTATGCTTGCCTTGGACATTGATTGTGTAGAGCATCCAGAATTGCTAGAAGAACCTATAAGTGCTTGTAGAGTGAGTGCTTGGTGGTGGAAGGTGCATGGACTAAATGAACTCGCTGATGTAGGAGACTTTAGGCGAATCACAAGGATTATTAATGGTGGTTATAACGGTTTTGCAGATAGGTCTGCATTGTATATAACAGCTAAGAAAGTATTAGGAGTTTAAAATGAATAAACTGATTGACTTGTTTAATTTGTTTAGGAAGGGTAGTGAACTATCTAACAGTGAGGTTTGGAAGGATAGAGGTAATGCCACTACCTTACTAGTCCCATTTATTATGCTGTTAGTTAAGGTGGCAGGGGATTATGGCTATGGTGTTCAACTATCTACTGAAGAAGCTACAAGCATTGCTTTTGGTATTGTTGCTCTTGTACAGTTTGTCATTCACAACGTCACAAGCAAGAGAGCAGGAATATTGCCTGAGAAAGCAGACAAGCCCGATAGCCCAAGCAATTCAGAAATCAGCGATAGAGTGCCAGCAGAAAAGTCTGTGCAGTCTGAGCCTAAAACCGACGATCAGAATAAATCAATCTATTTTGGCTGAAATGCAAAGCGTAATCCTTTCCAAGAATTTCAATACTCTACCTGACAATTTATATCTAGTGTTGGAGGCTGGCGAAATTGATGGAGGTACGATTACGCTATATTGCAATTATTAAAAGTTACGTTTCTAACGAACCGCTAGGTTACTGTCCTTCTGGTAGGGCAATTTTATGCCTTGATGCTTAATTGCGTCAAGGCTTTTTGCTTTTACGACTTCTTGAATTCGCCTTTGAGATTCAACAATGCTACTGCCGTATTGATCAGGGCAGTGACTACTGGAACAGCTACACTAATGTCGTTGTACAGTTGTTGGAACATTGCAAATGCTGCATCAAATTTTTCTTTACCTTTGCCTTCAGGCAGGAGTTGTTCAATCGAACGTACTACTTCAAATACTACAGGAATTGCTGTAAGAATATTCATTTATTTCCTTTCAATTACGCTACTGCTTCATCTAGTGCTGCAAACACTTCACCAAGTTCTTTAGCTTCTTTCGTGGAGTCTTTATATGCTGCTTTGAAATACTTACCAAGAATCTTGACCAGCACTTTCTTCTCTACAGTGGTACTCTCTGCACCATCTGCTGCAGCATCTACTTCCTCTTTGAACTCAAGTTTAGCTTCATCTTGAGCCTTCAATGTCTCAAATGCTCGTTGACGGTATTCTTTGAGCAGTTCTGCATCAATAGTAATATTGCCTTCGCCAGTTTCAATCGTGATTTTCTTCATAAATTCTCCTTAAACATACCCTAATACAATCCCTAATGGGACCATGAACACACCAATAATACGTAAAACAACTGCACCACTAAACCCTGTAGCATGGAATAGCGATACAATATTCGATACCCATCCGTACAAACCTAAACATACAACAAGGAATGTACTTAGCAGTATAAATGCTGCATACCCTAAACTCATATCGTTATAGCGATTTCTCATTTACATATATCCTTTATAGGATAATACTGCACCAATAGCCCACCCGAATGGAATAAACTCAAGGGCAAGCCCTATCAAAGCACTCAAAATAAATCTCAACATTTCATCTCCTTTAAATGTGGAAGCAGTATTATAACTGCTTCCTTGATATTAATCAAATAATTTCGCTAGTTAATGTGCTAAGGTCTGATACGTGTACACCATCTGCATAGACTTGTGGAACTGACCTATGCCCTTGAGCAGCTATAAAATCCATCGCATCCATATCTGTGTCGATGTTGAGTACGTAGAATTCAACACCTTTAAGAACTAACTGACTCTTCGCCCTTTCACATGCAGGGCAATTATTTTTTGAATAAATTACAATTCTCATCCAACCTTTTCCAATTTGTGTTTATTAATAACCCTATAAGCTTGGGACCAATGAACAGGGAGCCACGTCATTTTAGTAGGCGGGATTCCATCGTCGTACTCCTGAAGAATCCTTTTTATTTCATCTTCCGTGAGAACTTGCCGCAATGATTTCCCACCTTTGACAAAGGATGTTTTATTAGGTTTACAAACACCTTTGGTACTTTTGTTCCAAGGTTCAACGTATGATGTACCTTCACCACCTTGCGACGAATTGTACCCGTTTTCAAAACTGTCGTAAATTGAGATAAAACTTACCTCCAACAAACCGCAAAACTCCCTGCTTCCTCTTAATACTTCCTCTACGCTAAATGCCTCCCACCCGTATTTACGTATAGCTCTATATAACTTTAAATTGTATGATGGGTCAGAAGGGTTGTTTGCCCTTCTGGTATGTTCTTTCCAACGCCTTTCAGGGTCGTTGGAAATTCCAACATAGCGTTTGTTATTGATATTGCATGTTACAACGTAGACACAACAGGATAAGTCTATTTCTATTATAGGAAGTCCTAAGTGCTCGTCAAAATCACATGCAAGTGTCACACTCCCCTTTCGATGCTGTTACACCAGCCTTTGAGTAACAATAATACAAACCTAGAATCAAAGGATTCTTAAATGCTTCAGAATGAACCTCTGCAATATATTCTTCATCCTCTTCTGCGCTAAAGAACAGGTTCAACGATTGACCCTGGCAAAGATACCGCTGTCTTGCTGCTGCCAATTTAATAATTACTTTCTGGTCTATTTCAAAAGCAGTTTTAAACACTTTCTTCTCTTCATCAGTAAGCCAACTCACACCTTGAACAGAACCTTGAGCAGCAGTCAGTTCATCCATATGCCGTTTGTCATACACACCACGTTCTTTCATCAACTCAAGCAACACAGGGTTAGCCCTATCTACTTCACCAGCAGGAGTAAGCTGTGTAAACGTCATAGCAGGATCAGGATTAATCCCTTCACTCACCCCTGCCATCAGTAATGCGCTACTCTTAGTAGGTGCTATTGCTGTCCTATGCGTGTTACGTACACCGTACCCTTTACACCATTCAGGTTCACCAAACTCTTTAGCAAGCCACTGCGATGCTTCCAATGTTTCATCGTGCAAATGCTTAAACAATTCGTTGTTGAACTGGTAAGCCTCAAAGCTTTCAAAAGGAATACGCCTCTTTTGCAAGTACGTATGGAAACCACAAATCCCCAATCCCGTTGGTCTACCTAAACGAGTGAACTCAACAGCTTTTTCTAATCCTGATATTCCTGCTGCCTTCGTAATGAAATCTTCACATACACAATCCAAAAACACTTGCCCAATAAATGCCGACTTTGTGTTCTTCCACTCATCCCAACGTGCTGCGTTTTGACTTGAAAGAACGCAAGTATATGTCAAAGTCTCAGAACTATGTAGATGTATTTCATTGCATAGTTGTGGTGCTACAACAAATAAGCCACGGTCAACATACATTTTTGGTCTGCGAGCATTGATCTTATCCATGAAAGCAAAGTAACCTTTTCCAGTCTTCATCTTTGCAACCATGAATGTCTGCCAACGGTCAATAGCTTCATGATCATCATTTTCCATCCGATCATTAAAACTATTTGGAATATTCCAGCCAATATTCAATCCATCAGGTGCTTCTTCAAGATAACTAACCACTTCCTTGAAGTCTCCGTGATCAATTGGAATATAACCAGCCCATGCTCCGCGTCTACCACCTTGAGCAACATATTCCATGTCATGCACAACACCTTTAATCACTGGCAAAATACCTACAGCCTTTTGTCCCTTGCTGGTAACAGTTCCCCTTGGTTGAATATCTCCAAGATAAGATGCAGTACCAAAACTGTTCTTCGTCAAAACTGCAATTTCACGCTTCGTGTCGTATATGTCGTTAATACTGTTAGGCATTACATTGCCAGAACAAGAGACAGAAAAGCCACGATTCGTACCAGTGTTCCCAATGACAGGGGTGGAGCCAGATAGATTACCAATCCACATTTGATCAAAGAAAGCTTGCTTCCAAGTATAACCTTGTCCAAACTCAGATTCCCACCACTCAGGGTAATGACCCTCAATATACTGCGCTAACGTTTCTGCAATACGTTCATACTGCTCTCTAGGATTTTCAGCTTGATACAAATACTTAGCTTTGAATAATTGCCAACTACCAGTTGACCACCAATCCTGCATTAATCCCTTAGCTTGTAGTTCTTTTCGCTCTTTACTTAGCTTCTCGTATAAACTATCCATTCAACCTTTCTTCCAAATAAACCTAGTTTTATCCCAATCGCGGGTGTACTCCCTACCAACTCCTTGAAAGAAATCATTCATTTGGTAGTCATTAATCCCTTTATAAAACCACTCAGCAATTGGGTTGTACTCGACAACATAATTACGTTCAACACCAAGATAATCAAGGCACAAGTTGATACGACTCTGCACGAAGCGTTTCAATTGCAAATCTGTGATTCCATCCATCTTGCCAAGTTCAAAAATCTTATCAACGATTTGGCATTCATGTAAGTAAATTTGATCTGCCGCTTCCTTAACTGCTTCTTTGAACTCCCGTATCTCGTACTCAGTACGATCTTGCTCTTTCAATGCTACACGTACAATTCCACTTCCACCAATAGCATGAAGATTCTCATCTCGTGCTGACATATTAATACCACGATTAATATTTTGTACCTTGTTCTTCCCCTGGCTTTGGAAATGCTTCAAGAAAGCAAAAGCACTATACAGCACAGCACCTTCAACTAAACTAAACACTGCTGTAGACAACTCATCATCATCACTTGCGATCACATCTTCAATGAATTTCATCCTAGCAGCTAATACAGGATCATTCAAATATGAAGTGTAGAATTCATAATTAGCTAGTCCAAGTTCCTTATTAATCTCGTTGTAGAACGGAGCATGACTATTCAATTCTACATGCGCAAAAGCTGCTGCCATCCGTTGAATACCAACTTGCGGATATGCTTTAGCAATCTTATTGCCCCAATGCTCATTACCAACAAATAATTCGTATTTAGTAAACAGCTTAAGAGTGAAAACAGTTCCATGATGTTCTGCATCAGTCATACCAACTAACAAATCCTGCTTATCTTTCTTGACATTGATTTCATTCCAAGGCCAGAAGATTTTAATCTGATCGTCTGCTAGTTTACCAAACTCAGGGTACAAATCAATATACCCATCTCTCCACTTCTTAATATTCGCTTCTTTCATTCAACTCCCTATAATTTCTCATTTATGAGAAAAATTCTCAGCAGGGCTTTTAATACTGCCTGCTTCATTGTATACACTTCCCCTCAGACTATCCCTAATCGCTGTCAATGCTTCGATCTGACTCTTAATCATTTCATAATCAGGCTCAATATCGTCAGATAGGAAATCTTCATTATCTTCACTTTCAGCGTCTTCTGCATGAAATGCTCTGTAATCAAGTCTAGTTCCCATCAATGGGCTTAATTCTCGTACTAACGTAGGGTCAAGATATGCTGCTGCAATCAACCTATCTTCTAGCGTACAAAGATCGCTATTGATGATGTTACGATTAACATTCAATTCCCCTACTACTCTAAAACCTACAGCAACTTTATTCCGCATATCCCTGTGGAGAGATGGTTCATAACATATGCCATACTCCACATCAAAGCCTAGTTTGTCCAAGTAATAATTAACTCGTTCATCCATCGATGGATCAAGCAAAGATATTTCTGTATATGGTGCTAATTCAGTGATTAGCTTTAAATCTCTGAAAGACAAGACTCTTGACATTCAACCTCCTTGTGCTGCTTAATTTCTTCATTAATAATCTCCTGTCTGACTACATCACAAACAATGTTGTCACATAATGCAAAAGACAACTTATGTTGCGTAGCAACTACTCCGCATACTTGACAGCGTATCGTTTTCTCACGCTTCTTCTTACTCATATCCCTCCTACATCATTATCACTTCAGGCAGTTGCAAATTCTGCTGCTGTAGCCATTTAAGCATTCTTGGTATGTTTTTGTAGTCATAGATAGTGCTGTAATTAAATGTCTCCATCCAATCTTCATCAATCAATATAAAACTGTCTTCGTAAAAGATTGCTCCAATATCTCCCCTGTTTTGTGGTTGGTCGAATACAGTATCAAATTGAGCAACCTTTACAAATGCTACCTTACCTTCAACGTTGTAAGTAATTCCATTCACAACTGTTGTCCCTGGTACTAAGCAACAGATCAAATGCACTGGCATACCAGCAATAGGAACTTGCAACTGCATTATCATTCTTCCCCGTTCAACTCTTTCAAGATTCCTACAAGGTACGCAGCAGAATTTTTTCCAGCTTCTTCAAAGTTAGCTATAACTGCGTCTTGAAGAAAATCTTCAGGATGCTCTGCTGCACGACGATAGTATTCTGCAAAAGCTTTTTCAAGTTGTTCTTCAGTAGTTTTGATTACTTTCTTTGGCAACGTTAAAGCATTCTCAGAAACAGTTTTCCAACATTCGTTCATCTCGCCCGTTTCAGAGTCTTTCCAAGACGTATCTAGCACATATGAATAAACTACCCGACCAGGGTAAAACGTTGCTTCAACATCAATGATTTCATGTACAGTTTCAAACAATGTACCAACTTCATGAGAACCATTATCACAATGTTCGCATGGAATTTCACCAGTCTCTACAAAACGCTTCCACACTACTTGATCACCAACATTAAACAAATTATTGTGTTCCACTCTCATCTCCTTATAGTGGCATCGGTTCAAGAACCGGATACCCATCAATAATCAAACCAGTACCTACTATTGGTCTTTTCAGATTCACATTGTTATAACTGAACGCTAAAGCATTATCGTCAACCAAGCATCCACAGTTCATTGCGAAATACAAACCGACAGGGTTAGCCCAATATTGCACGTTAAACCGCTCATGGTAGTGTCCTGCCACATGACTCATGCCCATTCCTTGACTCGTCCTCAATGCATCAGCAGTCTTGCCATGATGGATATAAACCTTTTGACCATCAGGTAGCTCAATGGTTAAATCCATGTGCCACTTCCAACCATCACCAACTCCAAGCACATCGTTATAACCACGAATGTACCTGCGCGGTATACCGTGATGCTTGGCTTTGCGATACACCATTGATCCATGATTCGAGTCAATCAAATCCATTTCAGGGAACAACTTTTCCAATTCCTTAATCACTGGTAAAGCCTTGTTCAACTCATCCCCTGCACTTGGCAGATCAGGATCAGAATCATGAAAAGACATTGCATGCTTATCGAGTTCATCCCCTAAACAAATCACCCGTGTAGGTTCATAACGTTTCTTCAATCCTTCCAAAAAGGGCAGAAGCCCTTGATGGTGGTAAGGGATATGCATGTCACTAATGAATAAAATGCGGCTATTGTTGTATTGTCTTACTGGATCAGTCAACACTTCAGCATTGTAATCAATCTCTTTCGGTTCATTCTTCACTTCAAAATACTTCCTAAGAAAATCTAATACTGTACTACGTGGGACACCTAGTAGTTTTGCTATTTCTCTTCTAGAGAAAATACCTGTTCTATCTAGCGTAATTGCATCTTCTTGCCAATCTTTTACTATACCACTCAAATTATTCTCCTATGCTACTTTCAGTTCGTAATACTCGTTTTGCAGAGTGTGCAATTCATCAGCTACAGCTTTGATCTTCTCTTCCAAGTAAGAAATCCGTTTAACAAACTCAGGATCAACACGCTTCCAGCGAAGCCTACCTTGAAGGTTGTAATCGAAGTAATCAACGTAGTAAGTTGGCTTGCTATACACTTCCAGTGGTGAGAAATAATGGCATGTATCGTATAAGAATACATCTTCATCAAGCCAACCACCAACACCTACTAGAACACACCTATCACCGTCCAACACAACAATATATGTACCTGAATCAGTGATTACACGATCAAACGGTTGAAGATCATCAATAGTGAAATTCAAAGGTTTGTTATTAGCATCTACACCGTTCGCTACTTGTTGTTCCACCAATTCAGTCTCCTTTTCAACAATTTTCCAAACACCGTTTTCGAACAGATTAATTGCTTGACTCAATTCACCAGAAACATAGTCATACTGCCAATCATCACCATACTTAGTGCAAGTGTACACACCATCTGATTTCTTCTTGAAGTTGTATCGCGCATCTGCATAAGTGAAATCAAAATCATCTTGAAGTTCAAACTTCTTAGACACTAACTCAATTCCCCCTCGTCCAATGATGTGTTCATAACCAGTGGTTTCATCACGCAAGCCGTATAGGGTTCCGTACACACCATACCTACTATGCGGAGCTATCACAACAACAGAGTATTCTTTTCCTTTCTCAACATCACGCTTTGTACTGAAGTGATCCAGACCATGTTTGCTTGCCCATTCTGTGTATAGACTGAATTGCTTGCCAGTATCTACAACTCGTACAACATCCCCAACTTCAATATCACTCATGCAACCTCCTTCAACTGCGATTGAACTACTTTTTCTAGGCTAGACAACGGGAATGCATAGCCAAGATCATTCTCAAATTCGACTCCGCTTTGGTCAATATGGTTGATGACAAACTCAATTCCGAAATAACCATCCATGTTAAGATTTATCGTGCCATTATCTTCGTACCTTGCGTTGACCCATGTGTTATCCCATTCGATTCCTTCACCCATCCCGTTCGGTGCTAAGTTTTCTTCAAAACGTACAACCTTGACACGATCACCTTCACGGAATTCCACACCGTTACATACCCATTTACGCACTCATTTTCTCCCTTAGTATTGATTCGACTGCTTCTCTACGTTTTGCTGCATTCGTTAATGTTTTAACATTATATTGATTCGCAGCAAGAAAAGCAAGAGTTTTTTGTTTGTCTTTACAAATTTCAATCACTTGTTTTTGCAATCTTGCCTCTTCCAAACTTATGCCGTTACGCTGACTTAGTGTGTATATAGAGTGACAAATTTTACAAACTACGCGGAGATTGTCAGTTTCACAGAAGAGGTTGTTGCAGAACTCCCCAATATCATCAACACTCAAAATACTGCCAGCATCTCTGGGAAAATGATCAACTTCGACATCTTTCTGTGAGAAAAGATTATTACACATAGCACAACGATATGCAAACTTTTGTCGTTTATTTTCACCCTTGTATGGCTCTTGTGCAGCACGTAGTGCATCTGCTCTCGGTTTCCATCTCAACCATTTAGACCTAAGAGCAGAACGTACCCAGGCAAGCCACTGAGATTCCGTCATTGTACCGCTACATCTAGTTAGCACAGTATTTTTACTCTTCGCCATACAAAGTACGAATTGCCTCCATCTTACGCTCTAATTCTTCGTCATCCTTAGCAGCATACGTCCTGTTGTCAGTCCCAATCAAATAGCCATTCTTGTTGATATACACTTCGTTGCCAGTGTCTTTAGCAAATTGTTTAACCTTTTCAAGCAACGTAGGAACCTCTTGCTTAGGTTCCTCCGCAGAGCAAGTGATGTCTTCTACAACAGTCCAAATACCCTTATTGAGAATCCGTTCAACAGATTCTTCACCATAAAACTCTTCTCCCAATCTACCATCGTTATATACCCAAGTGATTGCATAACCGCTTCCATCTTGCGTTGCAGTGTAGATAACACCATCGTCGTTGCAGTGCTTAAATTTAAATTGTTTCATTAATGATTCACCTTAAGTTTTGTAAGTAATTTCTTCACATCCAACCTATCACCTTCCCAACGCCTCATGAAACAGCAGTCAGCGTACATCTGCATAATTTCTAACCAATCTTTCGTATGCAAACTATCATCCCAGGCACGATAGGTTATTGGTTCAGGATACCAAAGTTTATACTTCGTTACGATTGCTTCTAATGCCTCTTTGTCGCTAGTCGCATGTTTAAGCAAGTCGTATGCTCCAACTTCACCAAACTTAGCTTTAGCCAATTCACAAGGCTTAAATCCATCAACAGCATCCCCGTACACTAGTTGATACCAAAGCCATGCTCTCCCCTTACCTTTGATTATCTTGTCATACACTGGAGCACCTTTAGCAGTCTTTCTTCCTGTCTCTCGAAGCGTACAGGTAAGTTCTCCATAGCCTTCAATCAATTCAGGTTCACTCATCGTTGTCCAATCAAACAACCACCCAGGACCACATTTTGCGTCTTTATCTAAGCTACATTGCACTACATAATCACCATCCTTGTGGCCTTGGTACATGTAGCCTACGAGAACATCATCTGCTTCAACACCTTCACTCACTTCAGCATCATGATATTTGAGCAAGTATTCCCTGCATTCATCTAACTGTAGCGGTCTAGTGCTTTCTGCTCTGTTTCCTTTGTACCGTGTAGGCAACGGTAAATCTAACCTAAAATTATCTTTTCCAGACACAACAATATGATAAGAATCACACTTAGCTTTCTCTGTGATGTTGTGAATCACCGTTTTCACAGAGTTCAAAGCATGTTCAATTGGTGCTGGTGTTTGTTTAGGTGTGAGAGTGAACCAATCATACTCGTACCCTTTACCACTAACCCACTCTTTGAATTGTGTAGCTGTGTCAAATTCAAGTTCTGAAAGTGTATCTTTGTGTGTTGCTATTACGCTTCTCTTCTCATTAGCTGCTGCACACCTATACGATACTATATCTCCGTCAATTACTGCTAATCCTGCCATTATTTCACCATGAGTCCTATAGCTACATTAGCAACACACAGCGTAATACCGCATACCCCATTCACATACCTGTCATGTACAAACAAATCATATAGTGCTGTTATAAAACATGCACCAGCAACAAACATACAAGCATTACTCAGCATTCTTTTTCTCCTTTGGTTTCCATCCAGAATAACTAAATACACCATAATCTACACCATTACGTTTTGCTCCCATCCATATGGTGTCAAACAATTCTTGTTGAATCCTTATCTTACGAGTGAATAGGTAGAACCAGCACAGCATTCTGTCATCTTCTATGGATTGACTCCCACCTTCAATCACTACTTTAAGCCTACCCTTACTCACTTCCTCAGATGTTATATGCACTCCCCAAGGATACCACGTAGGTTTCATTCTTTTCCTTAAATGCAAAATGCCCTAGCCCCTTTCGGAGCAGGGCATATGTTACGTACTTATTATTGGTACAATCGTACCTTAAATGGGTACATTAAATTTTAATGTGCGTTAGCACCTTCACCGTGTTCTTTGTGCCAAGCTACATGGTGCTCAGAACACAACCACACAACTTCTAGTGGTTTGTTGTAGTCGCAATGATGGCCGTGTACTTGATCATTGCCGCAAACTTCACAAGGTCTTGGAATCAGTAAACCTTTTGAAATAGCCCTTCCAACAGCTTGATGTGCTTTGTACTTCTTAGGATTAGTTCTTCTGTATTCCTTGGTCTTAAGATACTGCGCTGCACTCAACTCTTTCCATTCTTCTTCGCTTACGAAAGCCTTAGTGCGTCTTGCTTTATCATACTCTCGGTAATACTGTAACTTATCAACCCTATTCTCTCTAACATCCTTCTTGTTGCACTCTTTACACTTGTTGACATGACCATCCAGCATTTGAGGATGTTTGTAGAACTCTGCTAGTGGTTTTACTTCATTACATTTAAAACATTTCTTCATATGGTAATCTTTAGGAGGGCTTTCACCCTCCAAGGTTTTTTAAGTGGTTCGCCTTACCACTCAGTTAAAAGGCAAGTCTTCCGATTCATCCTCGTCTTCCACCGCAGGAGCCTTAGCTTTATTCGGCTTCTTAGGGGCAGCTTTAGCAGGCTTCTCTTCTTCCTCTGCTTCTTCAGATTCACCTTGCTTGTTCACCACTTTCTGATTAGCAGGAACATCTTTCAGCTTCACATCACCAAAGTCACTAGTGACACTACCACCACCGTATTCAACAAGGTCTTCAACCAAGATTGCTTGCAACTCCGCGAAAGTACCGAAGTCATTTTCCGTTACACGATAAGAAGCTCTACCCTTAGAACCATTACCAACAAGTTTTTCAAACGTAATGTCAACATTCCCATCTTCAGTTGCTTGAAGCACTCGTGGACGGTATTTGTCAGGAGTTTGCTTACCGTCTTTGATGTGATTCTTCTTCAGCTTAATGATATATTGCTCATCTTGCTTAGGAAATGGCACTTCCTCTACCTTATACTTCTCTTTGAACTCTTCGTTATCAAGTTCTTTCGCTTTCTGCTTTTGGAACTGTTTTGAGTAAGCCTTAGCAGTGGCTTTATCAACAACACAATCCACTACAAACTCACTATTCGTTTTCACGAAAGCAGGAACAGGACTCTGAATCTTAGTGTAAAAGAAAACGACATTATTAAGTACAGCCATTGTATTACTACCTTTCTATTAAATACACCCTCAAGGGCATTTGTGTTTTGTGGCAGCAAGTGCCACGGCTAGGAGTTGTGGCAGACCATTTGGCTTACGATGCTGCACCACCGAAGGTGGAATTCCTTGGAATTAACCCACCGTTAGCTTCAACGTAAGTTGAAGGTTATTCTTTACGAATTTTTCTCATTTATGAGAAATTCTTATTCCTCTTTAGCTTTCTCAGCTAGAGCCTTAACATTCTCTATAGCTTGCAGAATATATTTATCCAAGCCATTTACAAAGAAATCTCGTGACTCTTCCACTACGTCTAGATTTAGACCTTCTTCATCAATGGAATAATCAAGTAGAAATGCTGTTAGAACAATAGTGATTCCGTTGAAAATAACATCAAAATCTAGTTCTTTTTCAATTGCAATAGCAGTTACTTCTTCAGCAAACTTCAAAATTGCTTTCTGTTTGTCATTTATGCCAGCTTCCGTCATACTTCTCCTTATTAGTTGTGAAACGTTATTGTAAATTAATTATTGATTGCTGTCAACATGTTTTACGTAAATAGTGTTGCGAGTTTCCAACTCCCCTGTCTTCTCATCGTAAGAGATAACTTCAGAAGTAAGATTCCAATCACCATTTGTTGCATACCCATGAAAATGATCAATCGGTTTTACTAACGTTCTGAAGCCAACACTCACAGAACCTACTTCAGAATAATGTACAACTGGTTTCTGCATATTCATTTCTTCCTGTAGTTGTTTTCTCATTGCTGCATCATAATCCACCTTACTAGCAAACATTGACATGTTTAACATCTGCTTGTTTGATGTCATCGTCCCTTAACCCTCATCCTTTCTAGACTGATTGAAACCCAACGCTTCCAACGTAAAAAGTTTTGTACTGTTTTCATTAGCCCATCCCTCAAACATGTAGAACATAATTAAAAATTGTGTGAAATCGCTTTGTCTCATCCATGCATCCTTTCCAAAATGCTGTCAACAGTTCCGTACAAGCTGGCTAACGTACCATTATTAGAGATGATCCAATCGAATGCCCCTTTCTGAACCCCTGCTTCGCTTGCATGTCCATGTGGTGTTCCAGCTACACCCCGTTCAATATGCCAAATCACCCCACCAGCTTTACGGATCATGTCTGCTTCATTCTCAAAGCGAACATCAGTGATGACAACATTGAAGCCTAATTTGTGGTAAGCATCAATCTTCTTCTTTGCCAGGATGAGCCACAAATCATCATTGACACAATTCCTACCCCACTCTGTTCCAAGAGTTTGCATCATTTGTCTTGGAGACTTACCAAACTCAGGAATAACCACTTCCTTATCGGGATGAGCAAAATGACGATCTTCCAAGCCTAGAATTGCCCTCATGCCTTCTCGAATAGGGTCTGCAAATGCCACTGACTGAAATGGATAATGTAGCTTCAGGTAGTTTGCTATAGTATCTTTACCTGATTTTGCTTTTCCAGCTAGACCTATAATATTACTCATTGATTCTCCAACTTCTCCATCAACATTTCAATCACGGTGCTTTGTGCTTTGATTAGATCAACCAACTTAGTAACATCGTCATCCCACTCTACTTTCACTTTCATGATGAGGGTATGAATATCTTCATTGTCATTACAGCGATGTATCCCATCTGCACAAATTTCATCAGAGCATATATCAAAGTTTTCAACTACAGGCTCAACGTATTCACGGTATTTGACAATATCATAATCGTCATCATCCCTATGATCCCAATAAAAAACACATGCCTCTCCAATACGTGTTTCTCCGTTTCTTAGTTTAAGTTCAACTGTAGTTGTCTGATCGTACAGCGGTGCAGACTCAATCTCCCCACCATTTACAATCCAACCATCTTCCCCTACAGAATGTCGCCAACGAATAATATCATTACTAGCCCCTTCCAGTTCCCAATACGCTGCAGTTGTGCGCTGGAATTCATTTAAAGCTGGCAACCCATACTCAGCAGGAAACACAACAGGATCACGAAACTCAACATCAATCAACGTACCTGCAGGTACAGGACACTCACCACTTACATTTCTAAACCATTTACGTTCCATTCAATCTCCTTTTGTAAACCATCTACGAATAGCATACTGCCTAATCACACTTACGAATGTAAAGATAAGCCCAATCATAATGTTATCTGCAACACTAACGTTATAACCAAATGATCTAAAGACAACAAGATTCATTACAAAGTTGATGCAATAGCCTATTCCAATATTTATCCATGCTTCAGCCCAACTACGAGTTTTTGATTGTGCCATTACACCCCTTAAGTGTGTCTAGTTCCAATCTAAGTTCATCTACCAAACAACCAACATCACAAACAGCTTCATCGTAGTAAATCAAAGAGTATGGATTATCGTTAATGTACTCTATTGCAACTCTTAGAAGATATTCAAGTCTGCTCTCGTTTGCATCTTTAGTGACTACGTGCATCAGTTTTCTCCTTCGTCAGTTTCAATAACGTCATTATCAATCAACTCTTGTTCTATGTCAACAAAATCTTGATCAAATTTATTTAGAAAACTCGTTACTTTTCCTAGCTCCATTGCTTGATACTTCAAGCCAGCAACAGTGATGGGTGTATAACCCTTAGAATGTAACCACATGAGAAGCTTCCTAGCCTTGATTCGATGGATATTATTGTTCCCTTCCTTGCGCTCTAAAATCCCCTTGGGGAAATCCTTTGGGAACTTCAGAGTGTATGCAAAGGCTACAATAATATCTTTCTCACCCTGCACAATTGCATCTACACAAGCATGTACTAGCTTTTCGTAATCTGCCCTCTTAGGCTTTTTTAATGAGTTGAGATAGTCATTTCTTGGTTTACCGTGTCTTGGTGATAGCATCAGATTCCATGTTTTGCTAGAATGTCAAGAAACTTACGCTCAACCTCTTCATAACTGTCAGCTAGACAGTCTTTGTAAAATTGATTTCCATACTCCCAATAGAACAACTCATTGGAAACTAAGTCAACAGCTTTGCCCGACTTACCAGTACGTTCTAGAACCCACTTACCATTAGCAAGGCGTCTTGCAAAGAACCCATGAGTTAGTTGTATTTTATAGCCAGAAGGTTGTTTAAATAGTCTAGTTAAAAATGTAAACATAATTCCTTTCGTTAGTGGCAAGTAGCCCAATCTGTTCCCAACATATAACCAGCAGATAACTCTACATTCAATTTGTAGTATTGCCCTGCTTCTCTAACTGCTTCAGTGGCTAGTTCTCCTGCCTTACAGTAACCCCTGAACCAACCCTTGTCAGTGTGAACTGGATCACTCCAAACCTTTCCATCGTCAGATTTGAACGCTTTACACTCTTCTTCAGATTCAAACTTTTTCCACTTCACCATGCTCTTACGAACCTCCAACTGTGCCTCATCGTGGTACGCTATGAGTTGCTGGCAAAACTCTTTATTACACCAGTCATCCCTGAAGAAATCCACATACAATCCAACATCTTTCAATTTCTGTTCATGGATCACCATAGCTCGTTTAGCACAAATAACCCCTGCTGATTGGAATGCTGTATTGATTACATTGCCTTTCGCTCTGATAGGTAACTTCCTACCATCAATTCCAAGCAAGAATTTCTTCTCGCCTCTAGTCTCCCAATACTTTTGCATATTCTCTTTGAGTTGCTTTAATGGGAATGCTTGCTCCCAAAATGCATCAAAGATAATCTGTCCTGTCTCTAAATCACAACCAACGGTCTTAGCCACTCGTGCGGGTTGTGCATTATATGAGCAACCGTACTTAACATTTTTAGCAGTTGATCTAGGGAAATCCCTTCCAAGAATTCCCGTAATCTTTCTAGCTAAAACGCTGTGACAGTCGTTCGGCTTCTCTGCTGTCAGTGATACGCCATACTCAGGACCACCCTCATACCTATAAACGTAATGAGACTCAATCTTAGCTTCAAGTGAGTCAAAGTCATAGCCAAGCTGGTAAAACCCATCATCAACATCAACACCAAACATAGACCTCATGTTGTGACCATAAAGGCTTGTAACCCTTGGAATGTTGGCGCAAAGTCTGTGCTTAAAACGACTTGTAGCTGCTCCGCAAGTGTCTGCTGGTGTTGGTATCCTTCCATCAAAAGAAATCCTCTCAGCGGCTAAAAACCCCTTTCCTGCCCATTCGTCATCGTCATCTATCTCATCAGGATCAACACCACCACCAAGGATAGAGTTTCGCCTGTGCGCATACGTCAGATATTCAGAAACCAACTTGGCATGCGGAAACTGATCAGCCAATTCCAGCAATGCAGGGTCAATCTCTTTCTCCATTCCAACCGTGATAGTCGGATTGGTATAAACCTTCAGAGGTCGCTTTAAATCGTGCTTTAACAGTTTTTCTCGCAGTTTCTTAGGGCTTACATCCAACTCTGCACAACGGTCTTTACAAAACGGACTATTCAGCGTTTGTTCAACATACCTTTCAACAGCTTCTACAAACTTCTCTCGTGAGAGCTTTTTCTTCTTACTGTCACAAGTTAAATCTCGTTCCTTATACTGCGTTGGTTTCCACCCCAACTCAACCAACCATCCTTTTATATGCGTTGTATCTTTAACAGTTGCAGCTTCGTGAGTCTGGATTGGCTCTTGTGGAAGCGGAAGTTTGTACTCTTTACCATAAAGTTTTGTGTAATAGCCATCCTCTCTTTCATCTACAGTACCACCATGCTTCGCACACCACTTGATAATATTGGCATTAGGTTCACTGTTCTTTTTAAACTGTTCCTTACCAGGGATGTACTGCTTTAACTTTGTTACGCCCATTGGCTTAGGTGGCAATAGCGGCTCTACAATCTGCCGTATTTCCTCCATCTTGGTATCCAAATCACGTATGTTAGCTTCTGCCAACTCCTTGTTGAATTTGAAACCACGATGTTGTTGCCTAGTAATGATGTCTTGTACTCGCTGCTCCAGTGTAAATGGTCCTGCCCAATCCCAATCACCCATCTCTTCAACGAGTGCCTTATAAACGAGTTCATTAACATCAACATCTCGCTCGTTATACACTAACATTTCAGGATGATACTGCAAGAACTCTGCCCCTTTTGGAGCATTACGTTCAATCAAACCTAACTCAACTGCCTTACTACGCCAATCAATCTTTTCCAACTTCAGACGTTCACCCCAGGCATCAATACTATGCCCACCATACCTATCGGGATTCAGCACTTTAGACAGAACAAGCGTATCAATGATATTTACATCTCTGCCACTGACTGTGCATGTCTCACCAATCTCGTAATCAATGCCAAGGTAAAGTTTGATTGCCAGCAAGTCAAAGTTGATTTGGTTATGTGCAATCAATACAGAGGCTTTCTCCAACAAGCTAGGGAACTTAGTTTTCACTTCATCCCCTACAAACTTGTACTTCTGCTTGCTGTCAATATCCTTTGCTACGATACAGTGAATTCTGAAGCTTGGAAGAAGTTGATATGGGCTTGCAGTATAGTCGATTGAAGTATGGTCTAACAATCCGCTACTTTCAATATCCCAAACTAACCTCATACATCTCCCTTATCCATATACCTCATCAGGCCAACCACTACTCCATTCCTCTGCTTCATAGAATGCATGTCTACCTTCCCAATACGGATTATCCATATTCACCTTTCAGCCATACCACTCAGGAATAAAATTATCTACTGAATACGCTTCATTCGCATCATCATAGCCTCTATACCACTCATAATAGGCTTCTGTACCACGCTCGTAAGGGCATTTATCCATTACACGATAAAACGCATCCCTTCCTTCAAAATAATAGTCAGTCATGTTTCTCCTTAGAATTGCTCTTCAATAATATCTGCCAAATGTGCGAACGAAACACCACCATCGTTTAACTCAGCCACAGATGAAGAACGTGCGTCAGGGTTCGACTTTGACAGTCCTGCCCATACACGAACACCTTTAGTCAAAACACCCATTTCTGTGTCTCCTGTGCTATCTCTGTATATAGCACCGTCAACCCAATCTCCTTGTTCTGTCTCTTTAGCATGGATGTCTGACAATACTCCCAAGCAACAGTAAGCACACGTACCATCTTCGTACTGTGATTTGAGTTTCCCTTCACATTGTTTGTACTCTCCACTACGCAATGCTTGAAGCCATTTTGCTTTTACTTCTGGATTCATTTTCGTCACGTTTTCTCCTTAATGAAAAGAGGGCAGAAGCCCTCTCGTTTATGCTTCAAAATTTTATAAATTAAACATGCTTGATTGGCTTCAGTACCATAACCGTATCTGGTGATACATAACGCACCCTAGTAACCAAACCATCAACTCTCCGTAACATAACAACATCTTGATTTTTAGAATTACGCAGTGCTGTTGCATCCTCATATGCCTTATTCTTCAAGACAGCCTCATACGTACCAACCCACCACCAATCAGAACTCAACTCCCAAGCAGTCTTTTGAAGCATATCATTCTCCGTTGTTTGTTGACGATGAAGCCATTGTATAGATGTCTATTATTTCTGTCAACAGCTTCACCAAGAATTTCTCATTTATGAGAATTATGCCTTAGCATAGAAATCATTCAACCAATCATGCAATTCAATTAGCTCTGTTCGCCACTCATCAGGGATGGCTTTGTCTGCTTCAACATAACGTTGCATTGCTTCAAGAATCTCTTGAATACGGAGTTTAGCTACAATGAAACGTGGACGCAAGCCTAAAGGTGGTTTAGACATGTTATTCTCCTTGTTAATTAGAACAGATGTAATGTTAGTGGTTCTGTTCCTTGTTGTCAACTACTTTCTTTACAACACCTTTTTCAACCCCTTCCAAGAACCACCCAAAGTAGTCATCATGGTATAGCGATTGAATCCTATCGTAGTTTTCCCACACAAATTCTCTGTACCAACCGGAGCTAATTGACGATGCAAGCTTTTGCAATGCTAGGTCGAACGCCTGTTTCGGGGTTTTCCCGTTCGGAAACGGGACAAGGCTTCTCTCAATCGCCAACACCATTGCTTCTTCTAACCCTGATAGCAACTGAATATATTCATCACAAGCAAAGAACATTTCCTTGCTGCAGTACACTTCGTTTGTATCCGGTTTAAAGAACTCGTAAGCCGGTTTAGACAAGTGTTTCACTGCAAGATGGATAGTATCGTGTATATACTCATAGCGAACACCTGTAGCCTCTGCATCAAAGAACTCATTCTTACTGACATTCAACTTAGGCAGTTTATTTGTGTAAGTATCCTTCATCCTTTCTTCATAAAATGCTTTATGCTCATCTCGAATCTTACAACCTAGCGTATCCCGCATGTAGATAATGTCATCCATCGTCTTCTTGAAATGGATGCTATCTTTAAGGTATTTGTGCGAGCATTTCAGCAAATACAAAACATCCAGCGATGGAACATACCAATCCCTGCCAACCCAATATGCTGCATCGTATAAATTACCAGGAACCTCTTGTTTGAAGTCATGTTCAAAGAAAAACTTAACAAACTTCTCTGCTCTGCTTCCAGGCCATGCAATCTCTATTTCACAAATATTCCCTTCAGCATCCCGCATGAAGATGGACTTACCTGAGTTGATAGGGTAAAAAGAGACAGCCTTGAATCGCTTACGGAATTCAACAGCTTCCTCATACGTGCCTATAAGGTCTAAATCATTTGGTTTAATTCCCATTACATGATATGCCAAAGCTGCACTTCCAATCACTACCAAAGCTACCTCCTTTAAATTAAGTTCCTGTTACACCTTCTTGACTAGTGCAAGATTTCCCACAACTTTGAGTCCATTGTGTTGAACCGCTACAATTGGTGTAATACCTTTGCCAACCACCATCGTAGAATCGATACACTTTACAGCCATCATGTTCAAACAATTTCTCAACTTCGAATTCTTTGTTTACATAGCTGACTGATTCTGCTTTCTTAGTGCAACCGCACAACACGGTTGCTACAAGTAGTGCTGCGAATAGTGTACGCATTAACAATGCACCGAAGAAGAATTCCACAAACGAGACTGTGTTTCCATCCCACCTAATTGGTCATACAGCCTGCCAATCTTACCTTTGTAAATATTTACATCACTCTCATCTGACCATTCTTCTAGTTGCGTAGTGAGCGTATCATCGTCATTATATCCGTAAGGTTCATTGTACGGCAAATAATACTCAACACCAGAAACGCTACTAACAAGGTCAACACGATCAAGAATATCAAAAGCTTCTACAGCAAGTGCATCAACATCTATAGGATTTTCTTCATCCGATTCGACAATCTTATTGACAATCACTTTCACATTCTCAATTCCATCAGAAATGGATTGTGCTGCTCCCTGTTTGATTGCTTCACGTTGAGCCTTCAACCCATTAATGCTTACACCATTTATAACTATATCTTCCATTATTTCTCCTTAATCAGACTCTTACTCAACAAGAGTAAGAGGATGAATACCAATCTTCGTCAATCTCGCTTCCAATATCGTTAATTGAACTCTTCAATCCATACAAACTAACAGACACTCCCGTTGCCTCTGAAATCTCTTGAATCTCTTTCAGCAATTCTTGAATCTGTTCAACTCTGCTTGCAACTTCAGCCAAAGCTGCTTGTGTCACTGCCTCTCTCTGGCGACGAAATTCAGACAGATTAATACCACCAATTTCAGTTTTCTTTACCACTTCTTTCTCCTTTAGAATTTCTCATTTATGAGAATTATTAACATGCTAATTTTTAGCATGAACCTGCAGATGGCATCCAACCATAATTACGCCAACTATTCCAATTGGAATTCCATTCTTTATCTTTTTCACTTGCTGTAGTTGGTACATACGTAGCTCCTAATCCTGCTTCACTTGTTCCTTCACCACCCCAAGGGAGAGTGAATACCACACCATGTTGCTCTGAAATAGATACAGCTTCATTAATCAGATTCTTTGCTTGTTCCAACTTCTTTGAAATAAGTTCATAAGATTCTTGTTGGGTCATGCTTCACCATCAGTGTGAATTTCTTCCACATTCACTGCATGATGTGCATGAACATACACTTCATATCTTCCCTCAGTTAATATAACCGGAGGATTAACCTGCATTCCAGTGTCAGGGTCATAAGTGCCAATTCGTACAGGATGGTTTGCGTATTCAATTATCACTTTAGTTGTCATGCTTCATCGCCTTTTGCCAACACACCACGTTCAATCAATTGTTTAAGAAAGTGTAGTTCTGATACTTGAATAGGAATCTCAGTTTCACCCATCAAGAACATCCCATGAGTTGTAATGATGTAATCCAAATACTCTAATGCTGTCATACTTATTCTCCTTAATTAAAATTCAGTTGTCGGCTGTTTTGCCAACCACTCTTCTTTTTCATACAACGTATGATCTTCGTTGTCATAAAAGAACTCTCCTGCTGGTCCTGTCACACCATTGTCACGATTCTTACTGATGAATGCCCTAGTGGTGTTTCTTTCAATAGGATCTTCAGCCATCTTGTTTCTAACCAATAAGATGTTCAAAGCTGCTGATTTGAATATCGTAGAAGAACCAGCAAAATCTTCCTCCGAAATCATACCACCATTTGAGTTCTGCTGCCCACCACCCCCACTCTTACGGACGTGGTTGATGTTAATAAACGAGATGTTGTGAGATTTGATCAACCCTTTCTGCCACTTCAAGAAGATGGCTTGTTCTTCATTCGTAAGACCGTCCAATATGTCCTGCAGTGGATCAAGGACAATCACCTTACAACCACACCCAATCACAAGTTGTTCAACTACAGATTTTAAATCTTCAATACTGCCATCCCGATCATCAACCAAATGCCAACGATGACTACCATCTTCTCGGTAGAATAGTTCCTGCTCTTTCTCTCGCACATAATCAGAGTTCAAGAATTCAAGCCGTTCTTGACGATCTTCTATGTTAGAAATCTTCCTGCCAATGTGTCTAGACAACATAGACAAACCGTACTGACCAGCATTCAATTCCATCGATACTACACCTACTTGGTGCGGAGAATTGAAAACCAGATGGTAGATTATCGTATCGACATACACTGTCTTGCCGATTCCAGATGCAGCACCGATATTACAAATCTTACCCAAACTCAAACCACCAGCAGTCATCTCGTTAATCTTTGCCATGAACGGAGGAAACGAAATCTTCTCACTGTTCGCTTCTTCACGAATCTTTGAAGGCAATTCACCACTACCTACAATCCCTGCTGGAACGTATGCTGTTGCATTCCAAAAGTCTTGAATAAACTCTTTCTCTTTTCCTGCTTCCACAAAGTCATCAGCATCCTTGTATCGCATCTTCATAATGTAGACACGACCTTTAGGCAATACCCTAGCAATCTTCTCAGCAGCTTCTTCACCAGCTTTATCAGCATCCATGCATATTACAATCTTTTGGAACTGATTGAAGAATTCATACCGTGATTGTACCTGCTTATATGCTCCACTCTCACCTAACGTAGAACACACTACTGCTACAGTTTCATAATCCCCTTTACCACGCCTCTCAAGATCATCCTTGAGCATTTGGTAGGTATTGAGCATCTTAGTTTCACCACCAGTGATGATGACAGTGCGACTATGATTTTTGAATCGGAATTCTCCAATCATGTCAGTTTCTTTACCAACTTGTCCAATGGGATTGCTGAAATCTTTAGGAAATACTCTAGTTCGATAGCCAGCTAATTTACCGTCAATCGTTGTTGGTACATATTGCTTAATTGGTTCACCAGTTTCATCGCTGTACTCGTAGCGGATACCGAAAAACTTATTAGTTTCATCCCGAATACCTCTATAGCCTTTCCCTTTGAAGCTGGTATAACTTTTGATTTGCTCGTTTTGTTCGTCAGTTATTCTTTCCCTGGTCACTACCTCATCCTCTTCAAAATCTTGTTCATCCCATCCCATCGCTTCCCTATGTGCTTTAGAAGGAATTGTGTAGTCACAACTCCAACAAAAGGCTCCACTATCTTGTCCATACACATGCAGGTTGTTTCCTGCTGTGTCTCTGCCATTCCTAGCACATCGGGGGCATTGAGTTTTATGCTCGTAGGATAGGTCTATGCCATATCTTTCAGCTACATCCATTTTACCCTTTACACCAACTCTCCATGAAATATCAACGATTCATAAACACGATACTCGCTACTGCCATCGTCTGCAGCCCTGAAGCATACAAGCTCTGCTTCTGCCCTATAGCGTGTCAATCCTGGCTCACTTACTCTTGTCCATCCTTTGCCGGGAATGAACTCCTGTACTTCGTGACCTATGCAGTTCTTTGTCTCACCATCATAATTATTCTTCATTGTCTCTCCCTGTTAGTTATGCTTCGTACTTATACCCTACATCAACTAGTTTTGCTGCTTCGTATGAAGAAAACATGAGAAGGTCTTCCCCAACTCTGCCCCAAGCATCTGATTTGACATTAACCCACCACATGCCATTCATCAATCGTGGCTCACTAAGCACTTCCACTACAAAGTGATCAATTACGTTCATCGGCATCACCAAAGAAAATTGGAAACTCAGTGATAGTGGTTGCATTCACTCTTGGGGTTTCAATAATTTCTGCAGAACAAAACATAGTATCAAGCATCAAATCTAATGTTTTAATATCGTATTCAGCTTCAAGTATGAAGGCGTATAGCTTCTTGTCCAACACTTGCTCTTTAGCTAAGTTTTTAACCATGTCACGAAATAACTTAGCTTCATTATAGCAACCACAGTATTTAAACATTTCAATGCTTGCTTCAAAATGCCTGATTTTGTTTCTACGCAAACTTATCCTGCTTTGAAGCTGTTGTTGCAATGTTTTCATTCCGAATTCTCCTTGTGTTTTGTTGCAAAATAAATTCTATCTTCTAACGGGTAGAGAGCTATGAAATTCTTAGTGGTTTCAGCATAAATTTTAGCTACTTCCTTTTCATAACCCTCTCTCACCTTGCCTGAAGAACTGTCGCGCTTCTCTAGGGCAGAGAACAACATACTGCCCTTGGCTACGAAAATGTCTTTATAGCGTTTCACTTCTTTGCTTTAGCTTTCCGCTGTTGTGCTTTCAACATATCTTCTGCTTGCAGGATAGCAAGATCATAACTCATCAATACATGCTGATGCTTCGTAGTAGACTTATCATTTACATCAGGAATTTCCTCACAAAACCCATCTGCCATTACACCTTCCAAGATTTCCCTAGCTTGCCTATATGCTGGTGACAAATATGGATACATAGTATATTCATTCACTCCTGCCGCTTTCCGTAATGCACCATCAGCGCAGAAACGACATGCTTGCGGATCATTCAATGACACATCTTCACCTTTGTTGTTACGTGCATACGTGCCACGAGTCCAAGCATTAAAACCAGAAAGGATGTCACGAGCACCTTTCAAAACATCTACAGCTTCTTTAGTAATTTTCATTTATTTCTCCTTGTGAATTAAGCAGCATTATAAACGCTGCTTTTGCTTTATGTCAACAATTAGCCAGAAATATTTTCACCAGCAATCAATTTTCTAAACATAATCCAGCCACGGAATTGTGCGCTCCATAACTGCCCTTCACGGTCTACATGACTAATGCCGTCTTCCCAAGACCAAGGGAACATCGCATGGTTTATTGGATTGTCAGTGTCGATATCCCAATCACTTGCCTTCATCGGTGTAGCTTGATGCTGGAATGCTGATGCATGTTTCCGTTCATCTCCTACAAGTCTCTCATACACTTCCAAACTCTTTTCAAGCGTGTAATCCGTATTCCTAAAGGAAACAGCAGCACAACGAGCAGCAGACACTTTCCTTGCTCGGTCTGCTGTAAGCCATTCAAGATTTCCATTGTCATCAGTGATGGCATACATTGCTCCACCAGAATCATCACGGAAAAATTGAATGTACGGAAGATGATATTCACCAGGAAACAACAGTTGTGGCTCAGACTCTTCCCTAGCAACTCTCATACAGCTTGCCAACTCCGCTATTGACGGATCAGCAGCTTCATGATCACGTAGCCAAAAGAAGTTATTCCACTCTGTAGCTGAAATAACAGTCTTCATCATCTGGAACGGTTCAGTGAGGCGATTACCAATTTGTTTGTGATACCCTGCGTTAAAGAACGCTTTAGACCAGAATATTGCATCTTTCTTCACAGCTTCCCATGCCTCTTCAGGTGTGTAACTGTTAAGTACAGTAGCATCAAAATCTTCACCTTTATCTTGCATACCCTTATTCGCTTGTCCAAAACGAATCGGTCTACCCTTAAGCTGCTCTGCCATCTTAGCAAAGGGAATAGCACGAGAACTAGCAGAGTTCTTACAAAGCATCCCATGAGTGTTCAACTCGGCTAGAATAATCCTTGGGTATTCAATCTCCATCGTTGTCAGACGAATCCCTTGCGGGGAAATGGAGTCTGCTAGAATTGTTGCACTAACTCCATGCTTACCAATTACTGTTACTTTACTGCTCACTTACTCTCCTTGGAATAATTTGCCAAAACTCATTCAACTCCTTATCCCAAGGTTTGCTTTGTGGATAAATCTGTATCCATTGGTTAGGAGATAGAATGATTCGGATATTCAACAATAGGTTTTTAAGAAATTTCATTTACTTCCTTATGCGTACAGAACTTCTAGAATAGAATTAATCTGTGTTTTAGTCAGATTACCACAGATAGTCACCTTTGCTACACTCCCCACTCGTTCAATATCTACTTTGAGTGGTGCAACAGAATCTTCTTCAACAGCTTCAAACCTATTCACCAAGCAGCAAGCCTCCTTTCCATGATCACCAATGATTTGTATGTCGAATCCACCGACAAGTTTAATAACCTCATACACCTTACCTTCAGTGAGCGTATCATCCCTTGGATAATCTGCAGCATCAATACACCTCACTTTCTGCCCTGCTTTAAAATTCATTTAATTCTCCTTAACAGCAACCTGCATTTGGGAAAATAAAAACTCGCTCTTCACCTGATGCCTCACGAACATCCTCCGGCATTTCGTCATCACGAATCTCGCAACCATCTTTATCGTTAGCAATCTCTCTTGCACGTTCCTCAGTATTAGCAAACACGATAACGCCACCGTCTGAATGATAGTTGTCAGAACACTTATCTACATACCAAATAAAAACTTTCATTTCTTCTCCTTAGATTTACAAAATAAATGGTTGCCAATTCTCCTACAACTCATTTTCCTAGACCAATACGGTTTTAGATATTTGCTGTAGAAATATAAATAATTTTCATCGTTCAAGATTGTAGGGCTTTCATCCACTTCTGTCAACAATTCTTGCATCTCTTTATCAAATTTTCTAATACGCTTCCAGGGCCAAAACGAGAATTGGCCACTGGCTTTCACCACTGCACACACTGATGAGCCAGCAGCTTTAGAACGATTTAGAACCACTTCTGCTACAGCTTTCTTACCTGCTATAGACTCCCCTCTTGCCTCCCAATAAATTGCGGAACTTAAACATTGCTCATCTGTATGTGTAGATGCTGTTGATATTGGTGTGAATAACAATGCACAAGCTAATAATATTGCCCTCACTCAGCCTGTCTAGGAACCATGTGTGCTTGGACTCCTTTAAATACTTGAAAACTGAACTTCATATTCTCTTTCCTTGCTCCTTCATGTACGCAATGTATACTTCTTCCTTTTCCATGTTACGTTTGAAAAGATATTGCCAACCTAGAAACCCTACTCCCTCTGCCCAATCACCAGTGATAGCTACTCCACCTTCCGTTAAGATGTTTAGTTTTACACCCTTTGGTGGAGCCTTCTCATGTGGATAAATCCACTCTGCCTTGTCGGTGATGTAGGGCTTGTATTCATTCCTGCACCGATCGCTCATGTCTTGATCACCAACTTTGCAAGTAATTCCTCCGCATCTTTTGCATCCTTAGCGAAGGAATTAGCAGCTTCAGCATCGCTGTGTCTACCTTTCTGCGAATAGAACATTGCTTGCGAAAAAGCATCGTTCATGAAACGCCATACAGCGAACCTAATAATACGTTCTTCACGTTCTGTTAGATTATTCATTCTACATCCGGCAATGATTGAACACACTCTGGAATAGACAATTTAAAAGTGTTAGCAACACGAGTTAATCCTGATTTCAAGTTTGCCTTGCTCTCCCATGTCTTATCCATATCATGCACAGATTGAAGAGCACCAAACATGCGCTCGTATTCTGCAATCTCTTTTGGTAGAATTCTACCAAATTGTTCATTCAGATTATACACATCCCTACCTTCCATTTCTAGTTTGTAAATATGTTCAGGAATGCGACAACCAACAGCACACATCAACCCATTATCATCTCGGTAACGGCAAATACTTCCATCAGATGCTTTCTGTCCCTGCTTCACCAAATGTTCACATACAGCATCAAACTCTTGTTGCATTGTATTCATATTTCTCCTTATGGTTAATCTTCTTCATCTAATTCTTGAAACTGAATTCCCGCTTTCTTCATCATACTGCATAACCGTTTCTCTGCTGTATCTTTCTTCAAGGAATTCTCCTTGTCGTATTTCTGGTAGACCAAATTGTACAATTCATCAGGACCACCAGCACATCTAGGTATCATATGATCAACTACATACCCAGGGCAACGATAACTGGAAGATTTCCCCTTAACAGCTTTAAAACCCGTTGAAGGGCATACACTCTGTTCTTTAAACTCTTTGATAACAGCAGCACTACGGCTTGCTGCTGCTTCTACAGGTTGTGCTACAAACATAGCAGCAATTATAGCCGCAACTACAAATTTCTTCAACTAAATTTCCTTAAATAATTTTTCTCATAAATGAGAAATTCAAACATAACGGTAGTAATCGATATTCAACTTCAACTTCTTACCACCACCAACGTATTGAATGCTGCCCTGAGAGCCAAGATAGGTATTCATATGCCAACCTTCCCTGCTATGATTAGCAAGCAACCATGCTGCTAAAGCTTCTTTATGTCGAATAAACGGCAACCCTTCAACAACCTTTTCATATTCTTCATTAGACATGAAGATAGATGCACTCTCCCTTTCCTTTCTCTTTCCAACATGCTCCAAACCCATCACTTTAGTAGTGCATTCAACATACGCCAAACCTGTAAGGGCTTCTGCAAAGTCTTCAAGACTCAGTTTAGTAGACGCGAATTGAATACCTGATACTTTATCATTCAAAGTAATCTCGATGTATTTATCACCGTTGTAGTTCTGCGGTCTGGAAATCGTTATGCTTGTGTTTAGTGTTTTAGACATGATTTTCCTCCTTGATAGGCTTCGTATAAATTCCAGACGTAGAATCCACCATTTGTACAGTGAAATCATATTCAAAGAAGTCGCTGTACCAATCCGCTTTGACTTTATTCATAGCTGCTTCAAACGATTTATCTGCTACAGCTATTGAACCGTACATCTCACTCTTAAAAACATACACTCTCATCGCCACACTCCTTCAATGTAAGTAGTATCAAGAATAACACATTTCATTTCTTCATCAAATACAGGAGAGATGTTGCATAGGTTATCCGTTCCTCCTGCATACTGCCAAATCGTAACTTCTACATCCCCATGTTTGGCTTTCAAACCTTCCAAGGCTTTGATAGTCTCGCTGATGTTCATGTTTCCCTCCTTATAAAACAATAGGGCTATTGTACTTTCGCACAATAGCCCTTGTCAATAAGTAATTTAGATTGTTTGCTACTATTCCATCACAACTTCCACACCTGTTTGCTGTAGAACATTTCGGACAACATTCAGCATCACTGACACAGAGTTAGTGCCATTCACTCTGATAGTCATATGATTGGTTTCATATTCTTCAGAAGTCGTAGGAAATGCAGAGACAGAGACACCATCTTTGCAGTCATCAAAGATATACACTGTACCCATCATACCATCCTTTAAAGAAGTGATTAATGTAACAACAACTGATTATCAGCAGAATTACGCTTAAGCGTATCAGCTTGTTGCTGGTATTGGGTAGCAATATTCCCCAATGCTGTACTAACATCTCTCTGTTGCTGATCTGTCATAGCCGCTTGTGTTGTGGCTTGTGTTTCCTGCTGATCTTCTCCTGATCCTCCACCACAACCAGACAAACCCCAAGCTACAACAGTGATAGCAATAATAAGTGCGATAGTTTTCTTCATCATGATTCCTCCTTATTTAATAAGCTGACTCATAACATATTCAACAGCATAGGCCAAATACCCTGCATCATTCTTTTGCCCCAATGCTTTGTCGATTCTATCCATGTTAGGTTTGATTATCTCTTCTCTGCAACGCTCATGGAAGTTGGCTCTGTCAGTCTTGTACAACTGTTGAGCTTTGATAATTTCATCCTCTGTTAGAAAGTCAGCAATAGTGACCCCACCAACGATTCTCTTATCCGGCATACCAGTTCTCCAAAGAAAAAAGAGGCTGTAGAATTAACGTTCAACGTCTTTCCTACAGCCCCAAAAAGCAACCTCTAGATTCACCCTAAAGGATTCATCCTAAAGGATTGCTCCCCAACAAACAACAGCCAACAACAACCTCTTAGTGTGTTTGACTCTTAATGAGTCAATGCAGGCTCACGCTTACCAGCACCTTTCTTAGCAGGTTTCTTCTCTGCCAACCCTGCTTGCTCCATTGTGCTTGCAATCGCCATCAACTCTGTAATGACACCAATGATGTCCTCATAAGGAGCATTATGAGGAATGGCAACATGTATCATACCGACCTCAATAACCGTAACATCAGGTGCATCAGTCTTGCGCCTATTATGCTTCACTGGCTCTTCAGCTTTACGCTCTTCCCTGCCAGCTTCTACAGCACCACCTACACGCTCCATCATACGCTTGTCAGCTTCGGATGGCTGTTCTTCAGGCTTCTCTTCAGGTTGCTTACCAGCAATCTTATCAGCTTCTTCTTTGCTGATTTCACCTTTAGCAACTTGCGTAGCAAGAGATTCACCACCTTCTGGCTTAATACGCTGATCCACTGTCCCTTCCTTAGTGAGTGGCCTGCCTTGCTCATCCACTCCACCAGTCCCAGGAGTTCCGGGTGGAACAGCACCACTTGCTGTACGTTCACTAGTAGAGAGAGATGTAGCTACACGAACACCACTACCTCTTGCACCCCTTTTAGGACGAGCAGGAAGCTCATCATAGTCCGAATCATATGTAGCTACGATTGGCCTACCTGCTGCAGCCCATACAGCATTCAAACTCTTCAAATCAAATTCCGTAGAAAGGAAGTTGACGATAGCTTGAATGTGCTCTTCTTCCTTGGTGCCTTCCGTAATATCCTGAATCTGTTCCACACCAATCTTATCAAACAGCGCTGCTGCAGCATTCAGGCGACGAGATACAGTTTTATAGTCGGCATCCTTGTGCGTAGCAGTGGCATAGCCAGCATTTTGATACACCAACATTACTTCTTTCTTCGCTGCTAAACTAGCTTCACCGTAAGAAGCATACACTGACATGCAAACAGCCATCTCCAATGTGATACTAGCTTTGGTGAAGCCCATAGCCTTCTCCAATGCATCTACATAAGTTTGCATGGACAGTTTAAGGAAGCGTTCATCTTCCTTCTTCTCTCCTTTACGCTTAGGAGCAGCTTCACCTTTGGTTTCCTCAGGAATAGGCTCTTCCGCACCAGGAACTTCACCTTCAGCGGTAGCCCCTTCAGGCTTCTCTTCAGCTTTTGGCTCTTCCTCTTTAGGAACAGCAGGAGGCTCTTCACCCTTCGCTAGACGAGCTTGAATTGCTTCCAGCACATGAGGATTGATAGCTTGTTTCGGATCATCGTTGTTTCCGTTGCCTTTGTTTCCAGTGTTAGTAGCCATAGTCATTCTCCTTAGTAAATGGTTAATAAGTCCAGTTCCCCTTAGACACCATGTTTCTGTGATGCCATGCCTCCCACTATACACCTTCTACAGCATTCCGCTTTGATTTCAATCAATGTTTAGTGCGGAACTTTTCAAGCTTCTTGATGTCATCTGTAGTCAATGCTGCGACTCTTGGTATGCTTTATTCAAAGCATCAATCGCTTTCAAACATGCTTCATTATAGTTGTCCCTAGCTTCAATATCAACTACATTCGGAAAAAAGCCAAGAGATTTATAGTCAGATGATTCATTGTTCTCCTGTATCAACTTCTCGAAGAATTCGATTCCTGCCGTATAAGGATTACTCACCTTGAACAGATGACCATCTAAGCACTTCACTTTTACAGTAATGTACTCATCCATTTGTTTCCTCCTTTCTAGTTTCAATAGAAGCTATTGCAAAACAGATTATAACAGAAACAAGATACCATACAATAACTATTTCATCAGCAGTCATTCAAACCTTCCTTTGCAGCATTAAATTGCTCAACACACCTAGCATAACTGTCAGCAACATGCTTGTCAAGCCTTAATTCACAATACACTGGCAAGAACAAAGATTCTGTCTCTCTACCTTCACGCTTGATAATATCATTAGCTGAGACAGTAACAACTTTTCCAACTAAATAATCTGCTCCAAGACTCCACAGCTTCTTACGGGTAGCATCATCAAACCCTATACCACAATTAGATTGAATCAAGTCGTCACAAGAAGCTATGCTAACACCACCAAGCATCCCTCTAGCTTTACCTTCACCCTCATAGATGCCGGTAATCTTGTAGTCAGCTTCAAACACAACCTTCACCTTTACCTCATCACTCGAACCTGAGCTATTGTCTCGCCATGTTGCTCTAGGGTTCTTAAAGATAGCACCCTCTTCGTTATTGGAAGTGTACTTTTGGCAAACAGCATAAGCTTCTTTAAGAGAATGTACTACAGTATGCTCAATCGCTTGCACTCTGTTACCAAATTCATTAGCTCGTTTTACAGCATTCAACAAACCATCCCAACGCAACTCATACTCAACATGTGATTTTCCTGCCATGAACTCATCTAACGTAAGCAAATCCCATGCCTGCGGCAATAGTTCAATATCTTCTGGTGCTGGTGCATCTTCTTCACCCTGCAGGATGGAATTCAGTATTCCATTCCCTTCCTTGCGAGAGAGCAACTTACCATCACGGTAGACGAGCATTTCCTGTATCAGCACAGACGCACTAGGAAGTCCTACAGCGAGTTTTTAGCTACCCATGTAGGGTAGACACTACCTGCCCTTGTCATCGCCATAGGAGAGCCATCAGCCAGCTTTATGACATATGCAAAACTTCCGTCTGCCTTCTTCTGCACAAAGAAGTAAGGCAATACAGCAAACTTAGCCTTGATATCTGGCTTCATCGTTGCACACCGCTGGTATGGCGGGATGAAGAACAAATCAGGCCATACAGACAGAAGGGTTTTCTCTGCAATGCTAGCCCGAATATCACGAGCTATGATGTAACCTAACAGTTCTTGACCTTCAGCAGAAAGCGAGTCAACAAGTTCCAGTATGAAATCTTTTGCATATTTACCTGTAATCTTGCGCTCTGCAACTTGCTTGATAATCGTATCAATCAATGCACGAGTTAGTTCACAGTATCCTGCCCCACTCTTTGAAGATGGAATCTTCGTCATGTAATAATTAATTGAAGGATCATACACAGCCTGCAAATACTCTTTCAACAAGGTATTATCCTTGTTAGCTTCTAGGATAGCTTTCTTGGCTTTAGAACCAGCAGTAGATTGTAGTGCCTTGATGATTTCGTATAATGTCATGATCCCTCCTTAATGTCTAATCTCCCTCTCAATCAACATCCTATCTGCTTGCTGGTAGGCTGCTTTAGCAATCCTTTGCACATCCACTGTAGGGTATTCATACACCCTAATCAACGATGCCATAGCCTCTTTAGCAAAGTCATCCCTGAGTGTCTTCCTCTCAATAACTAGCTCATCTACAATACTAGCATCAAATCCATTCAATTGCAAGCACTTTTTAAGTGCTCTTTTAGTCTCATCGCTAATCATTTTTATTCGTTATTCCTTGGTTTATTTTTGAATTCTTTCAAGCCACCCAACAATCAAATCTGCATCTTGATACCGTTGTTCAATAGCCTTATCGACAACGATTTTTACAGGGCTACCTTCTTCCAACTTTTCATAACTTTCTGAACACTTTACCCTAGATGCTTCACTTCTCAAGTCTCCAACTGCCCTTCCAATTGCTTTAAGCAATTCCTCAGTAACTATCACTTGCATACCATTCCCCTCTTCAGTGTCTCAATTTGTCCCATCAGCAACCACTTCTCAAACACATCCCGTTCATTGCTACTTGGATAAACACGTACAACAATCTCATTGTGTAGAATGTCATATTCCATCTTGTATGCATCAGCCATGTTGATGGCACGACGAATCACAGTATAGATTGATTCTCCTGCTTCAGCTTTAATTGGCATAGCCATTAGTTCTCTCCTTTGATGTTTGCACTGTGTAAATATAATTATGCATGAATTTTTGATAAGAGTCAACTTAAAGTTGTTTTAACGTTGCACAAATACAACAGACTAAACTATGTATTTAAAAACTCTTTAAGTGCATTAGAATTACTTAAAGAATACTAGAAGAATACTAGAAGAATACTAGAAGAATACTAGAAGAATACTAGAAGAATACTAGAAGAATACTAGAAGAATACTAGAAGAATACTAGAAGAATACTAGAAGAATACTAGAAGAATACTAAAGGTTTTAAGTTTGTTATTTGTTTGTATTAGTTTCTACTTAAAGGGTAAACTAGTAGGTGTTCTACAATACTCTCTAAAACCATTATAACGAACATTCTATCAGAATATTTCCATTGCTGTCAAGAAATTTCTCAAGAATGAGAATTTCCCTTACAAGGTTCTTTATATAGGTTGCCGAATTACTGTTATGTTACAATTATGCTACACGACTGTAGTCTGTGTGGAAAGTTCCGAATAATTTGTAAATTTATGTTGACGAGAATAAATTGTTAATACATAATGACAACTCAATTAACAACAAGGGAGTGCGCTCTTGGATTCAAATGTGAGGAAGAAAGCTTACCAACTTTACCAGCAAAGCAAGAAAAATTTGAAAACAGATTCACCAGATTTGGCTGACGAAATTATTGTAGCCCTTTGGGAACAAGGCAGAAACATAAACGAAGAGAATATCAAACTGAAAGAAGAAATCAAGCAACAAGCCAAGCGATTAGCAGAGCAATACAACTACATTGATATATTGGAAACAAAATCAGCAGTGTCAAATGGTTCATATATAAAGTCGTTAGACGGTGAGACACAGATAGCTAGTGTAACGCATTAAGGCTGTTCTGGCTTGCGTATAGCCTCTACAAGACGTTTTCTAAGGGTGGTTGATACCAACCTACCAACCACTCAATTTAAACGGTTTTAGAGGGCTTTAAGCCTAGATTTAACATATGCCTACAAAACTGAAGAAAGCTCGTACAGAGCGTGATAAGTTCAAGCAGAGCAGGAACGATTTGAAGAAACAAAATGAATTGCTCAAGAAGCGGATAAAGGAACTTGAGCAGGAGATTAAACAATTTAAGGAGAACAATGAGAGTAATTGAACTGAATAACAAAACATACCAGCTTGTATCAAGAACAGATGACTTGTCTGGTTGTAAAGAATGTGCTTTCAATCGGGATGTTAAATCATGTTGTACAGATGGTGCTGATGCTTGTTTAGCTAGTGGAAACCCTGTGTGGAAAGAGATTAAGGAGTGATAAATGATAGAACATAACGGTATTGAATTCTCAGCAATGGTGGCAGCATTGGTAAAGCCAGGAGCAGATATTATTGCTTCTCTTACGCCTCAAAGTGTTGATTTGTGGCATATGGGAACTGGCGTATCTGGTGAAGCTGGTGAATTGCTTGATGCAATTAAGAAGTATGTCGTATATAACAAGCCGATTGACCTTGAAAATGTTATTGAAGAATTAGGTGATCTTGAATTCTACATGGAAAAGATTCGTCAGAATCTAGGCATCACTCGTGAGCAAACCCTTGTAGCAAATATTGAAAAACTTGGTAAGCGGTATGCTAATGGGTATTCTGATAAAGCAGCACAAGAACGTGCTGACAAATTAGCGGAAGTCTAAAAACCTTCAATTGCAAAAAGTCAGAAAAATTTCAAAGTCAGCTTGTCAGAATTTTAGGGTTTTGAAATTTTCTTCAGCAAAGGTTAGCACACAGCTATTTTATAAGCTGTGTGCTTTTCTGTATAATAAGAAAGGAATTCTTATGCCAACATACAGCTATATTGCTCACTCTCATGGATATTATGTTGGGTATTCCAGACCAGATAGTAGTGATTTCATTGTGTTGTGCGATTGTACTACAATGGAACAAGCTGAGAGTGAAATAACTAGGCTAGAGCGTTATGCAAAGCGTTTAGCTGAGTGGGTATACAATGATCAACTATATAGGGGAGTGATTGATGTTAATAGCGATTGATTACGATGATACGTACACTCGTGATCCTGAGTTGTGGAGTTACTTTATTCATGCTGCACAATGTAGAGGACATATTGTAATCTGCGTTACAATGAGGGCAGAATGTGAAGGTAAGGAAGTTGTGAGAGACTTAGGTGACAAGGTGAGTAGAATTATCTTCACTGATCGTAAAGCTAAGTTTGATTTCGTCACTGAGCTAGGTTATTATCCTAGTGTTTGGATTGACGATCAACCAAACTGGATTTTAACAGACGCTATGCCAAGGAGAGAACATGACTGGTCTACAGTTCCTTAGACAACTACATGAAGTGTGCCAATTCCAAACTAGAGAAGGAGCTAAGATTGGGTTAGCAAGCAACGGAGAATTGAAACGTTGGTTACAGAATGGTGCTGTTGTAGTTAATGGTTTTAAGATGACGTTTGATGAAGAGATAGACTTCCCTATACGCTCGTTAATCTTATTTCCGAAAAAACCTATAACCCTTGTCTAACACGTATATAGCACTCTACAAGGCGCTTAAATTGTTCTGGCTAAGGTGGTATGGGGGGTAAGTGATTTAAATGCCTTGTAGCGCCCCTAGCGTAGCCACGGAACTTTGAAAAAGTCAATTTTAGTTTTCAAAATCGTGTTGGCAAATTCGACCCGAAAAATTTTACTCCTTCTTAGCAATCGCCTCCCTCTTTCCGCGCATGTTGCAGTGCGGAAACGGGCTGGAATGTTGTCAAAATTGCAAGAAATCGAGTTTCTTGGCGGCAACTGCTCAAAAATTAGGCAATTTCCGCTTGTTTCCTGCAGTTTTCCCGGTTTTTGCCGGAATATGGGCGCAAAAAGCCACAGAAACGTTGTGTTTCCGCTACACTTGCACAAATTTTAGGCATATTCTGTGGATAAGTAAGGCAAGTTATCCACAATACATATTCTGCAAGCCAGTTGTCCACAGAGAAGTCATTAGACAATAGAACCGCACTGCCGACATGCAGCATGTTTCGAATTGTAGCGGAATGAATCAGGAATGCAAGCTAATTTTGCAAGAAAGGTAAGCCGGGAAGAATGGCGCTATTTGCTGGAATGTTTCTTGCCGTAGCAATTAGCATGCCAATTGAAAATAGCAGGCAGGGATGGATTAGTCTTCCAGGATTTCAAGCTTTTACGCATTGCTGAAGATACAAAACCAGTATATAAAAAGCTAGAAAGAAAAGCAATACATTTTTAAAAAATTTTTGGAACTTTTTATGCTGGCGCCAGTCATAACTAAAGTTATTCATAACTAAAACTATTGACAAACTAGACAAATTAAGATTAATCTTTAGCAATTGTTTGATGTATCGCAATATTGCTTTTTGCTATCTTGTCTAGCATTGCATTGTTCGCAAACTTTACAGAAAGGAAACAAGCATATGGCAACTTACATTTTGAATAGACCAAAGAAAAGTGCAGTGTACACAATGAAGTTCAAATCATTCGAACAGGCGCGCGATTTCGCTAATAAATCCGCTGCTGTAATGCGAGCAAGCAAGCCATATAAACGCATGCTCTATATAAACGGCTCAATAGTGCCAGTATGGATGGTTTCGATTCCATCTGGTAAATATGAAAATGCTACACTGCAACAAATAGCAGCATGAAAATATTTCTTGCATGGCTTGGAACTTTCTGCTAGTGTAGCAATGTCAACAACAAACAAGGAAAACAACAACATGTCAAAATTTGAAGTAGTGGTGTCTAATGTCGGCACTGTATGGGTAGGGAATAATCCGATTGATGCTGATAGAGAATATGGCGAATGCAAGCGATTATCTGAGTCTAGATATGGAAGGTTTGCAGGTGAATCTGTAACAATCTATAAAGATGGCGAAGTTATACAAGAATACATCGGCACAAATGACAATGAATAAAATTTCTCACAAATGAGAAAAATTCAATTACAATAACATTTCCAACAAACAAGAAAGGAACCTATAATGCATCTTAAATATCTTGACACATGCTATCCTGATTATTTTCAAGGATTCGGAGGCGAAGTGTTAGCAGTGCCGATTAATGGCAAAATGCGGAATGGTGAAGTATTGGAAGCTTTGCAAGATGAGATCAATGCATGGAGTGGATACTTACCTGATGGACAAGCGACTGAGCAAGATTTTGAAGATTTGCATAATTCCGCTAATGAATTGTTTGAAGATTGCGACAAGCGTAAAACATTCTGTAGGAATGCAGGCGAAGATACATATGCATATTTCGGGATAGTGACTGAAGAGTAAACATTTCCAGCATCGGCAAACATTCCAAACATTCAGAAAGTAGACGACATGAAAAATACTATTTTAAATATGGGACAATGGGAAACTAGAGTAAGCGACGTTTTCCACATGGTCAAACTGTGCAAGATGACACAAGAAGATGCAATCGAGTATTACAAGAAAAATATTTATTCCGAACTTTACCGCAAAGTAGGGAAAACAAAACCAAAACATGTTTACTCGGTCTATATGCATGGTTTTGTATATGGATTGATGCGAGCTGAGCAAAAGAGAATAGAGCGCGAAAATCTGGAATTCTGCTATTTAGTTGACGGCATTTTATTCTCTACACATAGGGATACAGACAAGCGGAAAACGGAAGAGTTTTTTCAAGCCGGGAAAGGTTCATACTTAGTTGATAAACCATCTGGTTTTATCTGGAAAGGAAGTGATAAGGTTTATTTTGGATTTGAGCCAAAAAGTAAATAACACTTGACAAGCTACAAAGCATTCCAGCATAATACAAAACATGTCGGAAACATAACGACATAACTTCCCAACAAACCAAAAGAGCATACCATGCATACACTGTCCGAAATCCTTGCAGATAAACCGCTTGATAAATACGAATCCAGCGAACTCAAATCAGAATATAAATTCCTTGAAAAACGTTCAAAGCTTGGATTCTGGAGAGAAGAGGAAGCACCTGATGTTGAAGGTTCCGTAAATCGTATTACCTGGATTTTGAATGGTTCCTTTGGATGTGGTGCGATGCTTCTTGCAGAACAAATCATTAGAAATAACATAGCAGGCAAGAAAGGCAAGATGCTAGATAAAGCTTGGCTAGCAATAGGAAAGGAACTAACTTTACTGGCAGCATTGCATGACTCGACCGAGTATACATTCCGCAAAATAACGGAGGTGTGGAAAAAGCAAGGAATAAACTTTTCCGAAGTTAATGCAAAAGCTGCAGCTATCATTCAAGAATACTTGAGCGAAGAGGAATAAACAAAATGACTTTATATTCTGATTTGACCAATGCAAACATACAGACCGATAACCATGAATCTGATTTATATTTTCCTGTAACGGAAGAGACAAAAGAAATATTAAATAAATTTCCGTTACAGGAATCCAACGCAACGATTTTTAAATGCGCCATCGATGGTAAATTATGGTTCGATGTACCTTTCGCATATGATCCATACTGGATTAAGAGAGGATTTTAAAATGAATAAATACATTGCCGATCAATTTTATAAGGTTTGTCCATTGTCTTTATTTCCTGAAAATAAGAATGGAATTATCAGGCTTAAAATTCAATCTGAGCATGGCGCAACTAATTGGATTAATATAACACCTGAACAATTTAAACAGATTGAAATTATATTGACTGGCGAGTAACAAACAATAGGCAAGCCGGAAAGCCTATAATTTCCGACCTATTCTGACAAACTACATTTAGAGGATGTTGCGCCATGTCTAGATATCGGATATACACAAACAAGCAAGCCGGAAACAAACTGTATAAAACTTTCCAAAAAGCCGCCGATGCAATTGACAAAGAAGCTTTGAATAATGGTGCTGATATTCGTATATGCGATGAATCAGGAATGGGATATTATCGATGGTTCAAAGTTAAAGCATTTCATCAATTGGCAGGAATTGAAACAGAATCATTAACTGATGACGAAAATGCAAAGGATTGGAAATGATTACAGTGTACGCTCATAAATTCCATGATGAGGAAATAAGGATTTATTCCGATAAACTAGGAATGAAGAGAATGGCAATCTTTCCAAATCATTTAAGTAATAAACCATCAAAGAGAAACAAATACATCATGTTGAATTGTTATCGTTATAAATTGGAGTGGATATGATCATGGCAACTATTCGCACTGTATATATTAATGGTGCTGATAAATCAGGTTTTACTTTTGGCGTTGATAGTGTAACGCCTACAACCTGGAAATTCTCGAATAGAGTGCCAAAATCCGCTTATGCTTCTTTTGCACTTGGAGAGATAGCAGACAATCCAAAAGTACAGGAATGGATACAGCAAAATAAAACAGTGATTATGTCTAAAATTGAATTGCAAAATAAACTTAAACAATTAGCTGGAGTGCGATAATATGCGCAATCTCTTTAAAATTACAAAAGTGGCAGCACTATACAAGATTGTTTGTATATCATCAGGCAAAATAATGTTTTCATCGATGAAACGTGCAAATTGTGTCGATTGGCTTGAAACAAATTTTCCAGAATAATTAATAACTTCATTTCCCAACAAACGAAAGATAAACCATCATGACAATGCAAACGATTCAATACAAATCAGGATACTATATCCATGTTCAAACATTCGGAAATAAGGAAGAGTTAGAAGTTATTTATTCTCCTACAGGATATGGTTACAAGTGGCGCAAAACTGGAATAAAAAGCATGCATGCTGCAAAGCTTGCAATCTCTAAGCATATTAAGGAAAGAGTAAAGCAAGAAATTTTGCAAGCTATGGCTAAAGCTTTTTTTGCATCAGCATGGGCCGATCAGGCTGAAGATACAGGCAATAGCTCTATTTTATCTGGCGCTGAAATTATGGATATCATGCCAAAAGAAATAGACAAATCTGCTATACATGCTGCAAATACGCTATGCATGGAAATGGAAAGGCATTACGGAAGACCGATAAATGAAATTTTCGATATACTCTGCAAACATACTGAAGGCGAGGGCGATATAGATCATACGCCGGAAAATTTTGGACATTATGCGGCAATGCAAGCCATGGGACATGGTGTGGGGTTATATGATGCTTTTGGTAAAAAATCGGATGCTGTAAAAGTTCCATATACAGAGTTTGGTGCATATAGTTTAGAAAAAGATTACTTTGCAAATAATGAAGAATAGTTAACAAACCAACAACGGAGAATACAGCATGCATAACAATCAATCATTTATCAAAATCATTCGCACAAAAGAGTCTAAACCTGGAAATGACAAACCGCGCCATGCCGGTAAACAATGGACTAGGAGCGAGCATAAACGAATGTATGCAAGCAAATAGAGCATGAGCAATCAACCAAAGCCGGGAAATTCCCGGCTTTTTCATTTCTGAAAAATAATTTAAAAAATCGCTTGCATTCCTTGTTTTTGTTTGCTATGCTCTAATCATTCCAACAAACACATAGCAAGGTGATGCCATGAATGTAAATACTCAACTTGAACTTCTTGGAAAGATTGTCAAAGCTCAAAATGCTGAAGATCAAGCATACAGGAAGTTTAAAAACTGTACAGTTGATTTATCCTTGTATGTTGACTGGATCAATGCGCAAAAGTATGCTAGAGAGTTGGATGAACTCTATCAAGAGTTGATGGACGAATAAATAATGCTTGACATGCTGGAAGAAATTCCAGCAAGATTGAATCATTCCAACAAACAAACAAACGAAAGCAAGCCATGAAAACCACTAAAACATTTGATTCTGAATTACATGTTCGTAAATTCATAATGGAACTCAAAAAGCAAGGAATTTCTTATACTTATTGGCATAAGTCAATCTGCGAACATGTTGTAGTTTTCTAAATTTCAGTATAATAACTCCAGTCCAACAAACCAAAGGATAACAAGCTATGAAAACGAAATCCGCTACCAAAAATCTTTTTAAAGCT